CGTAGAGCCGGTGTCGCCGCCGCCAACAGTGACTGTATAGGTCGTGCCAGGCGATAGACTTAGGCCCGTTGACACGTCCTCAAGGTAGCCACCAGCGCCGCCACCACCGCCACCGCCGCCAGCAGCCATAGCTCCCCCACCGCCACCAGCGATGACAAGATATTCAACTTGCACGACATCTTTGGTGTACTGCTTCGGGATCCATTTACCTGTTAGGGTGTCAGTTTCGCCGAAATGCCATGGGCCTAGAGCAGCGCCATCGATGAAGTTTATTTCTGTAAGGTATCCGTTATAATAATGATTTAGCGTTGTATCTATTAACACATTACCAATAGTATGAGTAATTGAATTTTGATTAATCCTCCATTCGCTATTTTGTGCCGGATAAGTTGCATTTGAAAATGTTTTTATTTGCGATCCATTGACAAATAATTTAACTCTCTCCGAAGCAACAGACTGTGTTGTATCCATAGTTACAACTATATGCATCCAAGCGGAAGGATCTCTGAATTTTTGAGTTGTTAAAAGGCGAAATCCATACGTATTATTTTCATAACTTAAAATCTGTAATTCATCCGTTGATTCGAATCTTATATAGGTTCCGTGATCTTGGCCTGCTGTTGAGTTGCCAGGTGATCCAGAAAATAATGATTGGTAAGTTCCGATTGCACTGCGCTTGACCCAGCCGCTCCACGTCCAAGTTTTGCGGTTGCCAGCCCCAACTGGCGTTCTGCTTAGATAAGCAGAATCGGCACTATTGAAACGAAGACTGCGTTCAACTTTATGCTTGCCCTCTTCGGGGGATCCGCCGCCAAAAACTAACATTATGAAACTCCTAGACTTCTTCCTACTTCCATGAGTAGGGTTCCGTCACTTCTAAATACTAATATATCTCTTGCGTTTGGTGATGTTGATAAAATTGGTGGTGCTCCACCATTAAATTTGAATACATTAGTATCCCAAGATATTGTTTTAGATCCTGTTCCATCTTGAATGATTAACAAAGAGTAAAAGCCGCCGTTTTTTTGCCCTGTTGCTGTTAATGTTGGATTACCAGTCAGTGTAACGGATGCGACTTGACCAGTTGATACATCCCAAGACATTGTGCCATCATATGATAATGTTACTTCTGTGAATACGTTTTGAGCAGTGAAGTCATTTTCCGCGTTTTTTAGCGGAACATTGCTTGATAGCCTTAGATCGGATAATGTTCCAGTCGCCAAGTCACTAGCTGATCTTGTTGCCAGATCGGCGAGGCTTGAGTCAGCTTTACTTATCTTGCTCCAAACTATTGCGGCAGAGGCTGATACATCATTGTCAACAATACCAGATGCAAGATTCAGTTTAGAATATGCAATCTCGGCGGTCGGAGATACATCATTATCGGTTACTGATAATGTTTCCCATCTTGTATCATAGTCAAGTGCGCCGTTTTTTACGATAAGCTGACCATCAATGCCGCCAGTTGGCAACCCAAATCCTGGATCACCCTGCGGGCCTTGAATGCCTTGAATGCCCTGTAGTCCTTCTGGGATAACAAAATCAAATACTGCGTCAGTTAATGTACCAACATTTACAACGCTTGCGGATGCACCGGGGGCTCCGGTGGTAACTGTGCCGATCTCAACGGTTGCCGCAACACCTCTTGATACAAATAAATCCCATTCTGGTGATGAACCAGGAATATCACCAGGAACAGCGGTCGCTACAGCAATGAAGGCGGATCCGCCGTATTCAACAACATCATTCTCTGCGTATGTATTACCAGATGCCCATTGACTCATCCAATAGAATGATTCACCATCAAGGCCATCTACGCCGTCAATTCCGTCAACACCGTCCGCGCCGTCAGTACCTCTTTGGGCAATTAGGTTCCAATATGAATTAGGCTGCGGGGTGATATTGGTGTGATCGGCAATACAAACAAAAGAGTTGCCTTGATAGTATACTACATCGTTTACTTCGTATAGTGCGCCGCTTGACCAGTCGCCTTGCCAATTGAGGGATAAACCGGGATCGCCCTGTGGTCCCTGAAGCAGGTTGGATGTGATAGTATTTAAAGTTGCTTTTTTAGTTTGTCCAGCTTGAACAAATGGAACGATTTCGGTTCCATCTACTACTGTCGCTTCGGGTAATTGCGTGATCTTTTTTGAGGACATTATGCATCCTTATGTGCTTACGCCAGTTATTTTATTTATCTTCGGATTGAATTTCAAATTTTTTAATCTGCCATTTTCCATTTATAAAATAAGCCAATTCGTCATCTTTTAATAATGGTGGATTTTTTTCCGTGGCAAGCGCTGGAATGTGATAGATGCCTGGCTCTAATGGAGATTCATAAGCCAATACTTTTCCAGTATAAATTCCGCTTTCTTGATGGTAGCTATATACTTCTTTGCTTGACATATCGTGCCTTAAAATTTAATTACGTATACAATTGCGATGTTTTTTGGTCGGGCCTCTGAACCCGTGGAGGACGTGTCAAAAGTGCCGTGCTGTGTATTGCCCCCGCCAGTATACGATACCGAAAAACCTGCTGTTGGCTGCTTGTATGCTGTGTATTCGTGGACGTGCGCCTTGTTGTCGTCGGCTTGATATGTGCCAATGACGCGCCCAGGATCGTACCCCTTGCCTTGATCTAAGCCTCTAAGGAATACGCCCCTTAAGTCCGGTAAATTAAATGTTGTACTTAAATCTCCAGAACCATAAGTTGTTCCAATTATTGAAAACAAATCTGCGTATGTCGTGCGAGAAATTGCCGAACCATCACATGCCAAATATCCAGTTGGTAAAACACTTGGGACATAAGCCAATGCCTGAATACTTCCAATTGGAACTATTCCAGAAGAATTAGCCCATGATAACGTAGAGCCGTTAGTCGTTAAGAATTTTCCACCATTTGTAGTCTGAGAGGGAAAGTCTGTTAAATTAGAAGTTGTTCTAGTCGAAAGATCTGCTAAGCTGGATCCGGTTTTATTTATTTTTGACCAAGAAATATTTGGCAATACGCTTTCTGATACTACACCAGTTGTTATACTTGAAGCGTTTAAATTTGTTAAATTTATAGCACTAGAGGACGGGAGTATATTTGGAAATACAGAATTTGGCAGTGTTCCACTATTTAAATCACTCGCAGATCTAGTCGATAAATCTGACAAGCTACTTCCGGTTTTATTTAATTTCACCCATGATATATTTGCAGTGGAAGATAAATTACTATCAGTTAGATCAAAAGCGCGGAGACTATTGATTCTATCTTCCGTGATTATATCTCCAGAAGTAAATGTAAAAGGATCATATGCCATTACGCAGCGCCCCAATCAAGTGTCCAGGTTAAGGCTGCGACAACTAATTCTGTTTTCTCGATAGGCGGATCCTGTGTTACTCTTGCGTACAGGGTTCCGCCAGTGGTAAATAATCCAAATTCTCTGATTAGTTGTCCATTTGCCGTATTTTCATCTAAAAAGTATTGACAGGTTAAAATTTTATTGCTACTTGTAACAGATAAGAGATTAGTTTTAAATAACTCAGAACCAAGCTGCGTATCGGTTGGCAATACAGCGCTACCAGAAGTACCAAGCCCAATCCTTGTTAATGGGGAAATTGTTCCAGTGTATAGCGCGTCCCTAAGTAGGTTCAACCCAGTGTCTACTACTAGGTTATGCGTCTCATTTTTTTTAATTAATTCACCAGTTTTTGCATCAATAATTTCTATTGATACATTTACCCTTGGCTTGACTTGATCTTTCATATTAACCTACATATGATTGTCCGACTAATGCTTCACCAACCACTGCTAGTACGACAGTCGTTATTTCTACGCTCAAAGTATCGCCAGCAGTTACTGAATTTTCTGGAACACCATAATTATTTAAAGATAATGGATCTCGCGATATTACTCTATCGGCTAATTCTATTTCAAGAACTTCTGTTGGATACTTCAAATATAATTTTATCCCCAAAGCTTTAGCTGCTGTAAGATGGCTGCATAAAACATCAATTAATTCCTGATTTGGCCTTCTTGTTAACTCAATATAGCCTATAAATGCAACATCTCCACCGGCACCATATCTTCCTGTTGATGGATCGTTGAAATAATTTTTTGCGTGAATAGTTTCTATACTGTAATATGCGCCCCTTTTCGATCCAGCATACATGTCAACTGGGTATTCATAAGTAAAGTCAACAACTATTTGTCTTAATCCTACTCTCGTTGAATTATAATCATAGATTACTGAATTGAATCTCTCTCTGTATTGAATATCATCTTCTGGTACACCTTCTTGGTAGTCTGGCAAATAAAGGCGTGTTCCATCCTCTGCGATGATATCAAAATCATCTTCAGTTTCAAGCATTGCTTGATAGTTTGAGTTTAGTCGCCCGAATCCCGCTAGGCCAGAAATATATTGGTCGAGATAAGCCCCGCTGGCGGTTTCGAGATTGGTTTGTGTAATTAATTCATCAATCTTGTCTGTGTCAATCTTAAAAACATCTGCGATAGACTCAAAAAACTTGTAAACATTAGACTGCTCATCCCTTGTAAACCTAGAAGGCAATGAGAGCATTATTCGTTTTGTTATATCTTGTAGTGTAAAGTTTTTAACAGTCATTATACTGAGTTAATCGTAATTGAAAGATTTTTATCAACTAAGCGAATGACAACGAAGTCGCCAATGCCCTGATAATCGGATTGCAAGCCATTAATCTTAACATTGTAGATATTATTTACACCTGGAACAGTTGCAGCGAGTATAATATCATATCTCTGAACTTCGGATTCTGGGTTTATTCTAATAAATTCATCAATTGCATCGCGAATCGACTGCTTGATTATATCAAGATCATAGTTGTCTAGATCGAGTTCGGCATCAAGTTCAATGGTAATATACTCAACAGATGGAGTGACAACACTTGTCTGAATGCCAAATGCCGCTGCGTTTTCGGCAGCTTCCTTAATATCTTTTAATTGTTGTTCAGTTAGTTGGCCACTTTCGTTCGACACATAAACGGTAATGTATCCGGGAAGTGGATTATTTTCGCGTAATCCTACAAGCGTAATTCCATCAATTGCTAGAATGGCAGACTTGATTGCATCCTCATTGGCGCGTTTTAGGCCATTTATAAAGATAGGAACCCTGCCCCTCAACTGCTCATCAGTCTCTGCTGATGCGCCATCTGTTAAGGGAAATTCGTTTATGATTGCATCAACACCGGGTATTGCAGATGTGATATTAGTGATTGTTCCAGATGCCACATTTCCCTCTGGCCCAGAAATCAAACAAGTGATAAATCCAGTTGCTTCAACGGAGCCCGATACGAATGTTACATCGCTATCTAGTGTATATGAAATTGTATTACCGAATACATCTGGCTCTGTTGAGATCTGAACACCTGATGCAATAACAAAGGTGGAAGTTGCTGGCGTATTTTTTTGAAACTTAATGATTCCAGTGGCGTTTTTTGCCACTTTTCTTGACATACCGAAATCGTTAACCCTGGCGTCAAGGTCTGCTGTCGTTGCTGTATCAATATAGAAGGAGCGATACGTCTCCTCCACCAAGAATTGCAGATATTCGACGAATACACCAACACTCTCAAATATTGTTCTAATGTTTGAGCCGGGGGTATAATCAGTAACGCCGCTATTCGCCGTCATTCTATTAATGAGGCGATTAACTATTTGAGATATTGTGTATATTTGTCTTATTGCCATAGTTACTCAATATAGAAATTTGGGAATACGAATACGGAACTTTCTGTTTTCCCAATCAGTACAACTTCAGCCGTTGTAGATATTTTACTTCCATCTACAATTATATCAGTTGTAATTACTTCCGATATTCTTGGATCCTGCAATAGTGCGACAGATAATTCTTCCTTAATTCTCTCTGCTAAATCGTATTTATTTGGCGTTGAAACTAATAAAGGAATTTGAGTTCCGTATTCTGGATGTAGCGGTAATTCTCCAACAACAGTTCCAACTCTATTCAAAGCGGAGAATATGATATTGTAGTATCCGTCAAATGGAATTACTTGAGTCTTTTCATAGTCATTCGTTGACGCCAAATCGCCTCTAGCGGAAACGATCAAGTCTCCGTCGAATATAATTAGATCATTTCCGTATTTTTTGCTCATGATATTATTGCAATCATTGGTGCGGTTGTTGCGCCGACTTGCGCTGCCGGACTTCCTGCGGTTGCTACTGGAATACCGGCAGGGACAGTTATTGTAGCCATCTTGATATAAGCATCTACTTGAGCGGCAACTACTTCTGCAATTGCGTTAGATAATTCTAATGCTTTTTGATCTGCCGTTATTGCATTATCGCCGTTTTTAGTTTGTTCCAAAATTTGCTTTATTTTTGGCTGAAGTGAGCCAGCAATACCTAATTGTAATACTGATGAAACTAATGGCATTACACTAAAACCTTAACATTTGGTGAGCCTGTAACTGTGCCGATTATAACCCCAGGCCCCATTGGAGTGGCCACTTGATCTCCAACCCTAGCAACTGGCGCAGTTCCATCTCCTAACTTAATAGAGCCAACTGGTATATCTGAATTAATATTCACGGCAGAAGCTCCATTAATATCAACACTTCCAGTTCCGCTAGACTTAATATCAATGGCACTAGCACCCTCAATAGTTATTTTACTGCTAGTAGTGATAATTTTATTACCACTTTTATCCTGTATAGTGATGCCGGTTTCTTCCATTAAAACTTTGTTGCCGTATTTATCAGTAAAAACAACATCATAATCGCCGGTTGGCTCGTAACCAAGCTCACCAGCCTCGCAATATCCGCCAGATAAACATATAGCATTTCTAGAATCACCATTTGGGAACAAAACCAATACAGTTGTATCTACTTCTGGCAACTGACCGGATGAGTAATTACCGTTAGCATTTAACATATATAACCTTACCCATCCAATCTCTTCGAAGTCTGGCAAAAGGGTAAGTTCCACTCTTTTATCTTTTTTTCTAACTTTAGTAACTAAGGCTTCTGAGATGAATTTTACTTCGCCTTTTACTTGATCAATTCTGTCATAGATATTTCTTATTGCTTGAAATTCGTCAGACACTTGGCCTACCTCCGTACATCTGGTTTCTTCTTGGCTGGAGCTATCAACTGCTTTGGCTTGACCGTTTTTTCGTTAATATCTGGATCCGTGTCGAAGTCAATTGTTTGAGTATATCCGCCTTGGCCATAATTCTCGCTTACGCTATTTACGCAGAAATAATAACCTTTGAGAAATTCAATATCTTTATAATTTCCATCGCTAACGAATGTGACTACATCATATATATCAATGAAGTTATTAGCAAAGGGTAAATCAATATTTCCAGTAATGGTTTTCTTGGCGCTTTTTTTGTAGATATTTTCGGCCATTACGCGAAGCTCTTGTTCTGACATATTATTAGATACTTTTTTAACAATATGACGAGTATTGGTTTTAATTGCCGCGTTTTCTGGATATCTTACATATGTCTTTTTTGCCGCACCTTTTTTGGTTAAATTTTGCGAATAGAGATCGACAACAACATCACTTCGAGTGCTTTCTCCGATGCCGCCATACCGCACATTTAGCTTTTTAAAAAATTGACCAACACTTTGGCCTTCAACCTTTTGGCGTTCTGCGGAACCATAATACATACTCCATATTTTAGGATTTTGCTTAAAATTGGCTATGATGATTTGCTTGCCGTCAATAAATAATCTTTTGCCTAATTTATCGGCACAATCAATCAATATATCCCAATACGATTTACCAGAAGCGCTGTAGGTATATTTGCCAGTCTCAGCATCTTTTTCACCAAGCCTCTTGACTCCTGTATAGCCATCATATTTTATATCCAATCCAACGATTCTTTTCTTGACGGCTTCTATAACTCTTGATACTTCTGTATCTCCATCTTTTAAATTTTTATCCCACTTGTATTCTCTTAATGTTTGTGAGTAGTCGTGACAGGTTAATCTTATCGTCCTTTCGTCCCCAAAAGTCCATTCTGGTTGAGACACGAATCCATCAAATCTCTTGGAGAACATTTTCTGCTGATCGCTTTTGCCTTGAGATATTTTTGACGCGATTCTTTCGATTTGCTTCGGTATGCTTTCGCCTTTTTTATCTTGCATATCTCTTAAGTAGCCAGACCAGATTTCTACGGGAACTCTTTCGTCAGAATTAGTTGAACTAGCAAATACAGTTGTATCAATATTGTCAAGGGGGATTGTCAAAGTACATCTACTTGATTCGCCCCTGGTTGTAACAGACATATCAAAGCTTTCAACAAGACACAATTGCTTTCCGATAAAAACGAAAGCATATGGCATATGGCTTCTGTAGATGTCTTTATTTTGATCTGTCATTCTATGAAATTCGCGGTATCAAGAGAATGGAACCAATCTCAAGATCTATATCGCTTAGGTTGTTAAAGCGCATGATCTCTTTCCAGTTATTATAATCGCCGGTCATCTTTTGTGCAATACTTAATATGGTATCTCCCAATGAAACAACATATTCTAGATCTTGTTCATCGCTTTGCTCAATTGTGTTGTATACCGCGATATACTTATTAAATTCTTCATTAATAATATTTAGATTATCAATAATTTCTAATGCAATAAATTTGTCATCCTGACTAAAGCTATCGAAATTTGCATATAAATCACTTATTGCGCTTTCGTTAGAAATCTTAGCGGAGACTATCTCATTGTACTTAGTTTTTGTATATTCTAAAGCCATTAGTACGATAAACCTCTTGCTGCGGCAGCATCAGGAGTAAGTGGCCCTCTGAATTTTTGCTTAGGCCCAGGAGTATTTCCCTTTTGAATATTCGAAAGCTGATCAACTAGGCCCTGAGCGTCGCTAGCCGTCACATTCATGGTTCCTATATTTACGTTGACCGTCTGTTCAACTCTTCTTGGCTCGAAGCGCATTGGCTTGGCGGCTTTAAGACCTTCAACAACTGCGTTATCACTTAACCTAATATTTGGATTATTTAATTGATTATTCAAGTCAATTGGAGCCATTCTTCCGCCGCCACCACCGCCGCCAGCGGGTTGACCAGCGATCATACCAGCATTATTCAGTGGAGCGGCGCCAGCAATGGCTGCCGGGGATGGAATGGGTTGAGCCGGTGTTGGTAAATTTTGGGGAAATGGCGGTCTTTGCCCATTAAAAAGTCCAGAGCCTTCGTTAATTCTATCTATCAAATCCATTGTTCTTGCAAAGTTGAAATTGCTTCCAAGGATTCTAAATTGGCCACTCTCTTCCGTTGTCTCATTCTTGAATCGAGCAATTGCTTCCGGCAAAAGAAAATCTGGTACAAATCTTAATACGTTTCTTAGTGAACTTTCTATGAGGTCAAAAACCGCCGTAAATCCAACTAGTAAATAACCAAGTATCTGGTTAAATAATGGCATAACTGTCGTAATCATGTTTGCGACTGGGACTAGGCTATTGGTAAACGCATTTATACTAGATATAGTTGTCGCCATTTGAGCGCCATTCTGATAAGCTCCATCTCTAAGCTCTTTGAATGAATCGGATAGATTTTTCATCCCTAAATCTGTCCCAAAGAATCCCATCAAAAAAAGGCCGACTGCTTCTATTGCATACCCGAGAGCCGTTATGCCATGCCTAAAGTTAGTAACTATAGGCTCAAGTTTTTTCAATGCTGCCTGTGGATCTGCATGTATCATATCTAAGTATCTAAATACAATATCCCTAATATCTTTAAATGATTCTGCGAATATTTGAGATAGCGCAGTCATTCCAGTTTTAAATCTTGGATCTTCGAAAATTTCAAAAAGTGAGACTCGAATTGCCGTAAAATCGGAAATTAAATCCTTGTGTAGGACTTCTGTGAAGCTTTTCCCAAATATTCTTAGCGCGGTAATAGTGCCATCGACATTCGGTTTTAAAGTTTTAGCCAAAAGATTGGACAAATTCTGCAAACCTTGACCAGATCTCTCTAGGGTTGCTTCAATAATTTGTGATGCCCTAACGAGATCGCCAGTATTTACAGCTTTAGCAAGAGTTGAAGCCTCTTCGTCAGTCATCTTAATACCTTCTCTAGCTCTTAATGATCTAACGGCCTCCCTGCCTTTATCCTTTCCACCGCCACTTGTGCCAGAGAACAATTCCTGCAAGGCAACCATATGCCACTTCAAAGGTCTTCCGCCGGGATCGCTCATTTTCAAAACGGAAGCAAGTTTAACCATTTGCTGTGTAATCATATTTAATTCGTCTGGATTTTGCAAATATGGGTTAGGCATGCCCGCTCTTGAGCGTTTATTGATTAAGTCTGGTAGTATCTGTCTAGCGGAACTTACGACTTCATCCATATCTGAGCCAGTTAATGCAGTAATCTCAATCAAGCCGCGCATCATTTTATCAGAACCCTCTTGTGCTTTTCTTAAAACTTCTTGCACTTTGGGGTCTGATGAAACTTCAGCCTGCGGGATGGTCATAGGGCCACCCTCGTTATTCCTTGTACCAATAAGCCCAAGGCCCGTAAATACAGTTTGAGCCCTAGCTAATTCATCGTTAAAGTTTATTGATTCAATAGTCCATTGGCCAAGAACATCCGCAACTCGCCAAGCTGCTTGATAAATATTTGTAATTGTGCGACGGAGCATATCGTAGGCAATAACGCGACCGACGTTACCGAGAACGCCAAATGCTTGACCAGCACCGCCGCCACCGCCTTGCTGCATTCTTTGCAGTATCTGCTGATGTCGCAAATTTTGCATTTGGATAGCATTCAAATGCCTTTGATTTAGCATCTGGGCCTGATGATTTTGAGCCTGGGCTTGACCTATTTGTCTAACTCTTTGAAGATGAAGTCCTTGTGTAAATCTTCTATTGCCTAATAATATCGCATTATTAGTTGCATTATTTTGAGCAGCTATGACGTTGTTATGCCTTAGATTGGCAGTTTGCTGTTGATTTTGAGCAGCATTGTTTTGAGCCGTAATTCTCCCTGTGGTGGTAATGTTTACCCTGGCTTGGTGCTGGGCTAATTGAGCGGCGGATCTTGCTGCGGATTGTTGCTGTCTGGATAATTGCTGTAGTTGGGCAGTAGCCTGAGATGCAGCACTTGCAGTTCTTCTTACTTCGGCAGCAACTCTAGCATTTGCTGTAGCATTTTCAATTGCTGCCGCTGCTGCTTGTTCTTGCGCCTCTCGTGCCTGCCTTGTAGCTCCAGTTAATCTAACTACGCCTCTGTGATAACGAGTCTGAGTGCCATTGACATCAATTAACGCAGTCTCTACATTATCTATACTAAGACCAAGGGAAGATAAAGCTCTTTGTGCTCTAGCCATTTGGGCAGTGCCAAAGATTTGTACTTCTAGACCAACTCTTAAATTAGGTGTGCCTTGACTCATTACTATACTCGATCATTAATTCTAATTCTGCGGATTGCCGTATATTTGCTGTGCAAGTGTTGGCTTGTAGAGCCTTAATAATTTTTCGGCTTTCTTGGGTGGACTATTCAAAATCTCTCTAAGGACAGAAGGCGGAATTTGAGCATCTGGCCCCATAGTTCTTGACGAATTGACAGCCGCCTTGGCAGAATTTTTCAAGGTCTTATTTTTACTATTTGCTGCAACTGAGTTTGCTTTTAAGCCTGATGATAAAACAGCTTCCTCATTTACTTTCACGATCACAACGTCGGAATCCATTGGTTTAATTTTCTCTTGACGCATATGTGGAACTAATCTGATTTTGTAATCAATATCGACGTAGTTTCTTACCCGCATTTCGTACTCTTCAATAATGTAAATACCTTTGTCGCCAGCTAACTTCGCGTCTGTTTGTCCAACTTTATATTGTAACTCATCATCGGGTGGAGAGAATCCAACTCTAATTGGTCTACCCATAAAACTTTTAATTTGCTGCGCTCTCTCTTTAGCTGTAAGTACAGTTCCGCCTATTTCATACTTACCAAAGAAGCAACCTTCCCATTCAATAGGTTGTTGAAATGTTCCAATAATTTGGTTGGTTATGAAGCCGCCATTGTATTCAATTCGATTAATCTTGGTTGAATACATATGGGGAATAAATTCTGGCAATTCTTTTGGAAAGAACTGGAAGGTGATCTGTTCTTCACCCGTTCCATTGGCTTTAGTTATTTCTGTAAAATAAATCATTTTATATGCTCCAATATTTATTTATGTTTAATGGCCCCGGATTAACCGAGGCCAGTAGCATCTTCTGGGCTATAATAATCATTCATAACTAAAGTTGCTGCGTTTCTCCAACCTTTTGACCAAGGCTTGGGTGTTCCGAATATACATTCATATGGAACACCCCATTTGAGTAGCATCATCCCCTGACGGAAGTAATCGTTATCCGCCAGGGCTGCTATTCCCCCTCGTCTTCTGCCTCATTAAGCTCTGAATAAGCTTCTGCAACGGCAAGCCATTCGCGCTTAGTAAATTGAGACATAAATTCGAATACTTCTTCAAGCTTGCGAAGCGGCTTGCATTCCTTGCCATCGACTGATACGACAGATAGAGAGATCTGAATAGAGCGAACCGTTACGCCGCCACCAAACTGGTTATTCTGGTCAAAGTCGGGGCCAACCATGCGGAATGATAAGACATCTTCCAGGGCTGATAATTCGCGGACAACAAACTTCCGACCACTCTTTAATTCAACTTCTTTGGTTCTCATTTTTGCTCCTTATTGCTTGTTGGATTTAAGTATCCCATTAATCATATTACTTATGGAATCACCAAGCTTTGCAGGAGTTACGATATCGTCATTTCCACTTAGGGTATTTCTGTATCCCCTTTTTGGGCAAAAGAACTTCATACTAAATGTTACTGGTTGATTATCGGATGGAGTATCTTCGCTATAGGAAGTAAGTGAGCAGTTTTTATATGTATAATATTCAACCATTAATGGTTGTCCAGTTGGGTCTGATTTATATGTAACTATTTCTTCTATGTTAAATGTGAGTTTGGCAGCAGATGCTTTATACTTATCGCCAAAGCCTGAGTTTGTATTGCCAGATAATAGATAATCTTGCAAAGATATAATTAATCCAAGTTTTTGATCCGTTTTTTTGCCGGTTAGTGATAGCTCCCAGCCTTGATCATTTATTAGTGATATATTATGCATATACCCATATGGCTTAAAGTTCTTTTTTTCGGTTATAATCTTTGTTTTCGAGAATTGATCAAATTCCGCAATATATTCTTTTGAGTCAACGAAAAATGATACAAAGCATTGTGAAGATAGAACCACCTGAGATGGCATTATACCGACTGAGCCTGGTCTACTTAAAAGCAAGTCCAGGCCGGTTTTCTGCAATTCTGATATTGAATTTTCAAAAAATGACATTTAATTAATTCTAGCTAAACTTCTAATGAGCCAAATCCTGGAGTATTTTTTGCGTTTTTTCTTGGCTCAAGAGCGTTATTTATTAAAGATGTTATATCTTCAGCTATTCCGCCCTGAATATTATTAGTTCTAACAACAACTTCCTGGAATCCAATACCAGCCACCCATTGTAGGTCAATAAAAGTTGTATCGACAGGGCCAAGCTCTTTCCAGGCAGCAAAGCCCTTGATGTCCTGTTCAAACTCACCCTGGCCTGAATTTGCAACATCTAAACCAAATAGAGTTACGCCTTTATATACCCAATTCTCAATCAAGGGGAAATTTGTTAAAGGTATATTTTTATAATGAGTAATTGTTTCAGTAATAAATAGTTCTGGTGGTTGATTTCCAGCCATCAATCCTCTATCTACCAAGTGATTCCATCTGGCCAATAGTGGGTCAGTTTTGCCGATTCTTAGCTGCAAATCATATCCACTATAACGAAGAGTAGCCGACTGTAGGGAAAACCCTACTGGTCGGCTTTTAATCATATCAGTTGTAGAGGTTGCACGAAATTCATCTATTTCCCCAAGGGCGATAGGTAGAAGCCACTTCGATGAGTGAACAAATAGGAATGTGTTTCTACCTAATATTCTTGGGGCCATAATTTTTATTCGCTATATTTAGCTAATTCTGCTAGTATCTGGTAAGACATCCTTTTCAAGCGTTTGCTTAATTAGTTCATCAACAGTTGTTAGGCTTTCACCAAGTGCAGAGCCTAGTCCCTGGTGGTTAGGATTTCTTAGAGTTCCGCAAAAGCCTTCAAATTTTTCCATTAATTCATCATTGGCATCAATATCTAAATTATAGCCATAGATAATTACATCATTATAGCTATATTCCTCGATAGAGTTATCGAAAAAATGAACTTTCTGGACAACTTTAAAGTATGGTGCGCGACCACCATCATAAATATTTTTGTCTTGTCTGTGCAACAATTGGGCCATTCTCCAGTCAACCTTGCCGCCTTCGAAAGATAAATCATATCCTTCAAAAGTCTTATTGGCAGTTACTGAGTTTTGACCAATAGCTCTCGATTTCTTTACTTCGCCAAGTTCTTTTACTGAAAATTTGGATATTTCGCCAACATTAATTTCTTTGCCGGATTTATCAACTACAATCACGGTGGCGTGATTACCCCTAACTCTAGGCTTACCCATTTTGTTCCTTTCCTCTACAACTTATGTCGATATGGGGGGTTTATGGCCCCCCATTTTTGACTTTATATTAGCCGATACTGATTACCTTGGCTTCTGAGGCATCAAGCGTGACATTGATGAAGTCAGCAGGGCTCCAGAGTGAGATCTGAATGTCAACAATTAATTGACCTTGCTGCACGACGGAATCAGGGTTATTTTGAGCATCGCATTTTACCGCGAATGCAGTTCCACCGTTTACCTGACCAATCTTGCCCAAGTTTACTTCGTTCTGTAGTAGGCCACTTAGAACTGAAACGACATCACTGCGTAGAGCAGGAGTATGTGGCCTTGATACGAACTGCTGCAAGCCGGTTTCAAACGTCTTGGCGAAGAAGTTAACTGCGCGACGACGAGTGACATTGGCTAGCGAGGGTAGATTTGAAGTGTTATAACCGTTGCGTACCACAAATCCGAAGCCACTCAATAGAGTGATTGGGGATACGCGATTGCGTGATAGGGTATCAACTTCACCGCGAGTTAGAGCGCGTTCGGTTCCGATTACGCCATTAACTACATTGCGAGAGGGGGAGATATGATAGGATAAGGTTGATAACAATCCAGCATAGAATGCAGTTGGTGCGTGGTATTCCTTCTTGTTGTTGAAAGGATTAAGGATTTGAAGGAATGGATAAGTCATAACAACGCGATCGCTATTAAATGATTGCATTGTCGTTGCTAGCGTGTCAACGGTTGTTCCAGATGCCGGAGCAGCTACTGCCATTCTTGGGGATACGCTTGATAGAGAGACGTGATCCTTGAGGGCATTAGCTAGGGTTAGATTAGTGCGAGTGCAAACAACGATTTCAACATCATCATCTGCTTCGAGTGCAACTAAGCCAGTTAGACCATTACCCGTATTCTGACCAACGAATGCAGAGTCCAATAGAGATGTTCCCTGAACAGTTCCGTTGGAACCTCCAGTAAACAGAATTGTTCCAGTTGCCGGATTAGATGCTCCGACAGTTGTAATCTTTACGAAACCATCAACCTCTTCAGCATTATCTAGAACAGTTTGAATATAGCGAGAATTTTGAGCATCGGTAAAGGTTACTGCTTTATATTCATATGTTTCAGAGCCATTTCTGAATAGAATGTCAACGAAGCCAGTTACGCTGTTAGCGCTAATTACTACTGAAACACTGTTGCCATATGAACCGGGCTGCATTAATTCAAACACTGAACCGTCAACAGCGGCGCTTGCGGCGGTTTCATTACCATCGGTAACGCGAACGAAGTCAACGGTTGATGCACCAGAGCGGAATAGATTATACATAAACATATAACCTTCGCCATTTTGAGCAGCGTCATATCCGCCGAATTTACGAACCCAATCATTTAGTGAGGTGACACGAGTCGGAACGCCGACAGGGCCACGGGTTGCTTGGCCTACGACGCCAACGATCCCAACGGCAGCCGCTCTAATTGATGGTGAAGGAGAAGCTTCGCGAAGGTTTACGTCTGGCGTAAATAAATTATCAAAGTTAGAAACGATTGCCATTTCTTCTAAATATCCTTTCCTGGTGCGGGCACAATATATCTTTTATATTAGACTATGCTAGGCCCAAATTGCGTCCAACTTCATATAGATTAGTACCATCTGAGCGGAATGTAAAGATGTCTTTTGCGTTTGCAGCAGTGCTTAATGTTGGAGCGGCACCAGAGTTCCATTTAAATACAGCATCCCAGCTTAGAGTTCTTGATCCTGTACCGTCTTGAATTACCATCAAAGAGTAGAATGCGCCGTTTTGTAGTCCAGTTGGCGCTGCAACGGTTCTATTGCCTGTCAATGTAACTTTTGCAACTTGGGCAGAGGAAACCTCCCAACTAATAGTTGCTGCGTCAGTTAAAGCAACTTCCCCAAAATATTGCTGCGCTGTAAATACATTTACAGTTCCTTCTAAGGCAATTGAAGAAGAATCCGATAAGTCAGATGTTGATAACGTAGACCAGCTTAAAGCTGAACCATTAGTTGTTAGGAATTTTCCACTATTTTCTGATTGAAGAGGGAAATCTGTAATACCAGAAACGGCTACACTAGACCAGCTTAACGAAAGGCCGTCAGTAGTTAAAAACTTTCCACTTTGTCCTAATCTTGTAGGAAAATAATCGTTTAAATTAAAAATTGGCACTTTCTACCTCACGGTTATATATAGATCTTGAGCATCTTTGGGGGCGGATAATATTCTAAATCCAAGAATTGAACCCTGTGCTAATTGAACCGTATTTGGTAAGTTTTCTCCGGTAAAAGTAGCCCAGGATGCATATCCATTACATTGAATAGTTGGTTTAGAATTTGTTGTGTATAATGAAGTTAATTCGCCTCCGGGTGTCTCTCTATATACTAGATCAATCGTGATTGAACCACTTGCTGGAGTTATTGGGCAAATAACGTCAATAGCTTTTATTGTAAACGGAGCCCACACAAGTGTATAATCACATACTAATCCTGTAGCAAATTCTTCAAAGGTGGAAAGTTCCCCGATTGCTACAAGTCTTTCCAAGCCCTGCTTTACTGTAGCAGGAAGATCGTCTTCTGTAATATTTGCCCAAGCGGAATCGAAGTTTGTTCCGCTAGATTTTCTTAAAAAGTTACCCTCAATACCGCCAGATGGAACACTTCCGTCAATGGTTCCGGTTCCTGCTGAAATTTGAGATACTGTTACCTTCTTAAGTGTGCCATCTTGAAAGATACTAACATACTCTGAGCCAGTAAGTGTAATGGCAGAGGCTAGATCTGGTATTCTCTTATTAGAAAAACCGTTAAAATTCATTTATGTTCCGCTTTCGGGCGCAAGGCTATTTTTTATTTTATACTTAATCTGGAAAAGGCCCCCACAAGGGGGGCCTTAACCTTGCTACTCTTATAGAGCGGCGCGATACCAGATTACTGCGGTGTCGCCTTCTTCGAGGACGAAACCAGCATTTAGCTTGACCATACGGACTACGCCTGTACCATCGTCAACCATTTGGAAGTCATCAGACGCGCCAGCGCCTAGCTCTTGGATGACACCGTTGATTGCTAGAATTGGGCGTGAGCCTGATACTAGGCCAGAAGGTGCAGACGCTAGGACGTATTCGCCGGAACCATCGAAAGTTACGGTTTCTTCGTCTACGAAAGTACCAACTGAAGCACGGAAACTGTTGAATGCAGAAGTTAGTGCTGATAGATCAGCTACTGCACCTGTTACTGCGCCAGAGATTGAGGTATCTGCGGCCTGGCGAGCAGAGGTTTCATTAGCTAGATCGGCAACAACTCCGGTTACTGCACCTGAAATAAAGGTGTCGGCAGCTTCTCTTGCTGAAGTTTCGTTCGCAAGATCCGCTACAACACCAGTTACAGCACCAGAGATGAAGGTATCAGCAGCTTCGCGGGCTGAAGTCTCAGAAGCGACATCGCCAGATACTGCACCGATTTGACCAGCGATCGTGGTGGCGAACGCAGGGTCGTCACCTAGAGCAGCGGCCAACTCATTTAGGGTATCTAGAACGGCAGGCGCTGAATCTACTAGAGCAGCAACCTTTTCATCGGTATAAGTCTTAGCATCAGCTAGTGACTTAGCGACTGAACCAACAACGCCGGAACCACCCTCTAGAGTGTCTAGGCGACCATCTAGTGATAGAATGTCGGCAACTGCGCCAGTTACTACGCCTGATACATAAGCAACATCGTTGCCTAGTGCAGTATCAGCGGCTTGACGAGCGGAGGTTTCGTTGGCTAGATCAGCTACGACACCAGTCACGGCACCAGAGATAAAGGTATCTGCGGCTTCGCGAGCAGAAGTCTCGTTAGCTAGATCGGCAACTACGCCAGTTACGGCACCTGAGATGAACGTGTCCGCTGCTTCGCGAGCAGAAGTTTCATTCGCTAGGTCAGCAACAACGCCGGTAACAGCGCCGGAAATGAAGGTATCAGCCGCTTCGCGCGCTGAAGTCTCATTTGCAAGATCTGCTACTACGCCGGTTACTGCACCAGAAATGAAAGTATCTGCTGCTTCACGGGCAGAGGTTTCGTTTGCTAGATCGCCAGCAACTGAAGCAACTGAACCAGAAACTGCGCCGATTTGTCCAGCAATCGTGGTTGCGAATGCGGGGTCATCACCTAGCGCTGCGGCTAGTTCGTTTAGGGTGTCTAGAACTTCGGGTGCTGAATCAACTAGGTCTGATACCTTTTGATCGGTATATGCCTTAGCATCGGCCAAGGATTTTGCTACTGAACCAACTACACCAGAGCCACCTTCGAGAGTGTCTAAACGACCGTCTAGTTCACCTACGTCTGCGACTAGGCCAGTTACTGCACCGGAGATGACCGCATCAGCGGCTTCACGGGCAGACTGCTCAGCAGAGATGTCAGAAACATTGCCAGTTACGGCACCGGATACAAACGATAGATCGGCAACTAGACCAGAGGTAATCGCCTCTACCGCACCAGAGCTAAGTAGTTCAAACTCAATTGAACCAAGCTTACCCTGATTCTTTAGATTAATCTTTTGCATTTTGGGTAAATTTCACCTTTCTTTAAGCAATAATGTAATCCACCAACACGCTGTCATCTACCGTAATTGCCTCTTCAGAGATCCAAGTAAATGACTTCCCGTCACCATTTTCTTGGAAATCTAATTCCGGTGATTGATTCACCCCATTTATATAAACCTTTAAACTGCCTGGATAAATTGGATAGATTGTTTGCAGTTGAAAGTCTACAAAATCTAGGGTTATAACTTCTTCATTAACGCGAACAGCGTCAGCAGTTAAACTGACACCATCTGTGCCACTAAATCCAAATGTGTCCCAAGTCATGGATTATAGCCTCCAACCACAACTGAAACCTTGCCTTGAACATCTACAGGTACTAGATAAACATCATCGGGACTTTGAATATCCAAAATAAACCGTTTACTTTCCCGAATTCTGGCAGACACTGCACCCGGAATATATTTCTCAAGAAGAGGATTCCAGGTTAAAGGCAAAAGTTGAACATATGAGCCAGGCTCAATAACATCTACATCTATTATTAGTTTAGAATAACCTTTAAGTATTCTTCCCTTTTTTTGACTAGGAATATTTGCTTCGATATTTGCGGCGGTAATTTCTCTATGCATAAAAGCATATTCTGGAGCAGTTCTGGTTGCGCGAGTTTTTTCAGATGTTACAATCCAGCCAGAGCCGCTAGACCTTAAGGTGTATGAGTCGTTTTCATTTTCTAGAACTAATCCAGTAGCTCCATCAATTGTTTCGCCAGCTAGGCTTGAAATTGTTACAGTATTTTCACTTGTGTCAATCTTTTTAAATTCGTAAATTTTACCCCTAAATAGATCAGCCTGTGGTAATAAAATAGAAAAAGATTCAGCAGATGCATCGCAAATGGCAGTTCCGTCTAATTCTGACAATGTATAATTAGACTTTCTAGTCTCAATTTTCTCTGTATTTACGTCTTTAATTCTAGAGCGCCTTGTTCTACCACCTTGAATTACTGGAATAATTTCGTCACCGTTTAGCTTATTAGCTAATGGCAAACTAGAGATTTTAACTGCCATCTTAGTTCCTCTATTTAAAGCTCAAATGCTAGTTCTGTTCCATCTTCTGTTACGAAAATTAATCCTTCTTCGGATATACTATACTTGATCGTAACATCTTCGTTTATGTATAAATCACCAGTAATAGTATTAGTTAAAACTTCTGGCTCAGAGGCAGTTGATGTTGCTCCATTTGTTATAGTAGTTAAACTTGTATTTATTTCGTCAATTAGGTGTCCAGAGATTTCTTGCAACATTCTTCCGTTTACTTTTATGTCATATGCCCTGACATATGGCCTTAATTCGCAAAAATCTCTATATGATTCATAAATTATCGAAATATATTCGCCAGGCATTTCATCGCCCCTAAGTGCGATCATATTATTCGTTGCTAAATAAAACCCAATAGAGTTCCCAATTTCCCTTTGCTCTTTTCTTGAGTTTGTATATAGATAAATTGTTAATGGTAGCCATAATTCGCCAAGTGGTTCATATATCTTGACTTGTGTTGGTGTTACAAGAACTTTGTGCTTTTCGCCATATTTATTGATTTTATACTTGACTTCTCCGGCGTATTTCATGCCAACGCATGGAAATTTTTGAGCATTTTGTTCAGGATTATTAGTTCCGTCGTATTTATTAACAAATTGAATATCAGGCATTTTAGCCATAATTCTACCAGTAGGAATACCGGATACTTCCGAAATATTCATACATAGTGTATAAAGAATTAAATGTTCTAAATCTCTCATTTGAAGAACTTCTTCCAGCTTCTGCCCCTTACTTTCGCATCTAAGGCTCTTCTTACTCTTGATTCGAGACCAAAAGAAAACGCGTCTTTTATGGCTTTTTCTACGCCGGGCTTCAAGAATGGCCTAGCGGGAACTTTTTTAGTTTCTTTTAATCCTGGTATTCTTGCGTCAAATCCTTCTTCGTGATATGCCGCATATGGCATATATGAACCGATTACAACTATAATTGAATCTCTATTAAACAATTTGTCTACAACATAGATAGAATCTTTTAAATATCCACTTTCGTCTAAAACATTCCCAGTATCGCCACCTCTTAATTTTTCTGTTAATTCAGAGGTAAACTCGGAATGTCCATCCATCTGCATTCCGTACTCAATATTATTCTTAGCATTTTTAACTGCTTTTTCGGATATCTCTGAAGCAACTATTTCGCCAAGCTCTGGCAATGAGTTTTCAACTCTCGCCATTAATTCCCTTAATCTTTTATTAAATTCTTTTGCACCAAGATATTCGCCACGTGCCATTAAAATCTAGCATCCCTCTTGCACTTGACTTCATTCATTATGATCGTCCCAGACAGAACACTTGGTTCAATATAATAAACAAGCCATTCAGTTTCGGTGTTTGGTGGATATACTATTTTATCTCCGGTTTTAACGTCTTCGTTTCCTGCGCAAAAGAAATAGAGTTGTTCTTTTTTGTCGTTTTCTGGTTGGCCGCCAGCCACAGTTTCCTCAACTTGTCTTTTATCTGTATTAACAACTATTTTGATAATTCTAGAGCTAGCTAGCGTTATGTCGCCATCAAGCGGTTCGCCGTATATATCTAGAGCCTCTTGATTATCAAATCTTTTTAGAATAACATCAATTCCGATGTTATTAATAAATCTTTTACATATAAGTCTTCGTATTCTTCTACTCATTTTAAGAACTTATATCTGTTTAAGATTGCCTGAACAGTTACTGGGATGCCAATATTCATATCGTCGTATCTTTGGCGAGGATCAACGTAATTACTTTCAAATTTATTGAATACGAATCTGGTGATTGAGCCACCTTCTGGAATTGCAACAGAGCCGGTATCTACTGATTGAGCATATGTATTTGCAAGCATTAGGGTTGCCATTTTTATTGGGGATGGTATTTCTTGATATCCCGCAACATAAGTAACTTGGTAAACAGCATCAGAATAAAGGCTTCCATTGAATATAACTCTTCCATCTTTGAAGAATCTATAATTGCCTGGATCCATCGTGATTTGCTGCAACGAATAGCCTTCAATATTAAAAGTGCTACTGTAAGACGCTTGATCATATTTGATTGATTGAATAGAATGCAATGGGAACTTTCTTAGATATACTCTTGTTTGTCCCGCTTTTCCGATGAACTCTTCTTCAACTACGCCAGTTCCAAATGATTGACCAGCATATAAATCAATCAGCGAAGAAATGTATTCTAGGAAGTCAAAAACATCCCCAGTTGACGCGAAAACAGAGCAGTCTTCGCCGGGCTGGAAATCCGCTCCATAAGGTGATGATAAAAATTCTTGTACTGTTACGTATGACATATCTATACCTACTATTATTATTTTATAGTTATGAGCCCGTTTTTAGGCCCATATAAAAGAGGCCCCTTTGCAGGGGCCTCCATTAAGAGGTTTATAGACCGTCTGATACGTTGGTGATGACTGCGTGGTGAGTTTTCGCACGTAGTTCCAAGGTGCCATACCACTTGATTAGGCGGTTGGCTACAATGTCGGCATTGCCAATTGACAATTCCTTCATACGGATGCCACCAGCTAGGTCAGCGATTGCAACCTTGGTGGTGTCTACGACGAATACTTTACCAGAGGGTAGGAAGTCGCCACGGACGGGAACGATTTCTAGGTCATAACCTAGAGGTGATAGATAACGTAGCGTGGAAACGCCTAGTCCGCCTGGTTGGCCACCGGCTAGATAGCGAACTCTCTCGGCGGTGAAGTTGGCGATGCGTTGAGCAACGGCAGGACGGCATAGGATTACGTTGGGGTTGCCACCGGCAGCATAAGCAGCGATTAGTGCTTCTTGTAGCTTGGTTTCAACTAGGGCAGAAGCTGAGCCAGCGTTCTGAATTTCGTTGGTGCCGGAAGCTAGTTCAGCGATTAGGCCGTTCATCTGCTGAGGTGAGGTTTGGGTCTTGTCACCATTCCATACCCAGTATTCGATTGCACGCATAACGTCTTGCATTTTCTCTTCGACTTCGCGAGCAAATGCATCCATACCGCCAGCCTTACCAATGGTGTTGGTGGCATTTAGCAACTCGGTTGCTTTGGCGATACGACCGATTGACATTACCTTGTTGTCACGACGAACAGTGGTGCTTTCGTGATCATTAGGCGCGCCGCCATCGCCATAGGCTGAAGCAGTGAATGAAGACGTTAGAGAAGTCTCAGTCCACTCATGGGTTAGAGCGGTGGCATTCGTGCGACGTAGGCGTGAGAATAGGGGTACATCGGGAGGGGTGATATACTGGATTAGATCTGATAGATCTTCGTGGATTGAATCAGCGAAGTTGGTAGTATTGAGTGCGCGAAGAAGCGCCTCTTCTTTCTTAGATAGATCTGACATTTTTTACCTTTCAAAATGAAGTAAGAAAAAAGGGATTTGCGATTCTTCTCTACACTCAGTCCAGTGGAGGAATGTATTACGGAGAAGAGTGTTCTATATATATTTTAGATTAAAGCCCGCCGTTGGAGCACTGTATCTATAGTAGACCTGAAGTGTGGCGGGGTATTTTAAACTTACTAATCCGTAAGCAATTTAGGCAAATTCACCATATCCTAGATATTTAGCGCCAAATAGCTTATGCTTGATTAACTCTTGAGTGTCGTTCGTTTCTTTTGCGCGTTGAATATTTTCTTCGCGCTTTGAAGCGGTTGATTGCTCACGGGTGACAGCTTCCATTAGCTGAGAACCAGGTTTGGTTGCGGGTTCTGATTCAACTTTCTGTACACGCTCAACTAACTCTTCATTAGCTTTCTTTACGTTTTGTAGTTCTGAACGTAGCTCTTTATTTTGTTCAGAAACTTCCTTAATAGTAGTTTCCAAAGATGAGCGTAGTTCCGCGATTTTTTCGTCCAACATGGAAGCAACTGCGGCAACAAGAGATTCGGTAGAAGATTCAGCCCTTTCGGCAGGCTCTTCAGCTACAACTTCCTCTGCAACCTCTTCAGCCTCTACGGCCTCTTCCACTGCTTCTACTTCGAGTTCCTTTTCTTGGGATTCCTCTTCACGAACCTCAACAACCTCAACCTCTACGGCCTCGGCGGCTTCAGTAACTTCAGCGGAATCAAGAACTAGTTCTTCTTGTCGAGTTTCTTTCATTTCGGAATCCTTTTTCTCCATAGCCTCTACTAGACGATCAGCCCATTTGCGACCCGGTTCACCACCCCAAAGCAGATTTGCGACATAACCTGGAGTTTCCTCACCTGCTTTATCCCAACCTGGACGCTTATCGACTGCGTGACGTGCGTGCCAAGCACTCATCTTACGAGCCTTCTCTGGAGAAATGTTTTCCCCGGCTGCAAGTTTGCGTGCCCATGAAATTGTGGCAGAGACTAATCCCTTACCACCTCTTCCATCTTCGTATAATTTTAGTCCTTTTCTGAGCTTAGACTTAACTGCTTCTGGAGGACTGAAATCAATTCCATCATATTTGGCTCTTTCTAAGAGCATATATTCGTCTGATAGATCTTCCTTAATACTAGTTGCCATATTTGAGGTATTTGCCATCCGCTTTTTCATCCAGCCACGCATATATTCAATGGCGGACATCATTTGCTCTTCTGAGTAATCCTCTTCTTCGCCTTGCTCTTCGGAATCCATTTCATCTTCTTCCATTTCAAGCATTTCCATAGCTTGATATGCGTGCATTAGAATTTCAATTAATTTCTTAAGCTCAGAGCTATTTCTTTCAGCAATTTCTTGCTTTGTCTCTTCAACTTCAGACCAATCTACTGAGCGGATAATTTTTTCAATCCACGAATCTGGATTGGAGGGGCGGCGAACAATCCCAATCTTTCTTAATTGGACACGATTAAATACCCTAATGTTTTTGCGAAGCTCTTCATTATATTGATATTCTGCTTCTCTTACAACACCATTAATTGATAAGCCAAACTGCTTAGTTTTACCAGTAATGGCATCGGGTACAGTCATTTTCTTGAAATAGTAAACAGCTTTAGGATTATCGGAGTCTAATCTGGCGATTACCTTTAGCCTGGAATCTTCTGTAACTTCGGCGTTGATGACTGCACCAAGAATATTCATTGGTTCTTCTTCGCCAAGATGTTCGGCTTCTAACTCTACGGGCTCTCCGGTTTCCATTCCTCTCGCAATATCAAAAGCGAAAGAATTTTGGCAATTCGCATTGAAAACAGTTTCAAAAGTATCTATACTAGTAGACGAGGCGATGCCTTCAAATAGCATTTCCCCGCTTTCACTCATATATGCTCTAGTAATTGGAATTGCAAATTTAAAATCGTTATACATAGTTTCCCTTAAAATAATAAAAGGTCAATACAATTTATTTTAGTTTATGGAGGTAAGAATGACTGAGATGCTTTTAGTTAAAAGTCACCCAGAAGAAGATTTGATGTTAACTCTTGTTCAGGAGTTTGGTTCAAAGGTTATTCTTCCCCGAAACTTTCAACCCGGTGATACATTTAAGAAATATGCCAAAGAAGGCATTTATGGAATCATGGGTGTTGAATTGGATCCTGTTCAGAATGAGGCTCTTTACGAGGTAGCACTTCCGAAAGTTTATCTTCAATATATTGATTATGAGCTTCAGAAGTTACGCAAGTTCCTAGATTCGGCAAAAGTTGAAAAGACCAATACTCAAAAGTAAAGAACCAGTTTTTTTCGCCCCTTTTTTTGTTGAAGTGAACTCTAACATAATCTTTTTCTATACACTCATCAAGATATGTAAAGAAATCATTTTGCCCGGTAGATGCTAATCCAATTGCTTTTGAGAAAGTAATATTCCAAGCTCTCAAATTTCCACCAGAATTATTTATAATATCATATATTTTTTGTGCGCGCTTGGATAATGGCGGTCTATTTGTTATAATGTAGTTGATTTTATCTTCGTAAGTCATAGGAGGTTATAATGGCTAGAAGTGTTGACCTATTAGATATTATAGACAAACAAATCTATTATATCAACTGGAGAGAGTTAAAAGTTGAGCAAGAGGTTTTGATTCCTGTTTGCAACAAAGACTGGTATTGGTACTCGGTTAGAAATAATTTATATATGTTGGAAAATGAATTATATGACATTGAAAAGGAGGCAGCAGAGTATCTACTTGGAACAATTATTGCAATGAAAAAAGAAGCGATATTGTTTTATGCGCGCAAAGAACGTGAATTAATTGAACTTTTGAATGATAACAAATTAGAGAAGGTGGTGTAAAGATGAAAAACAGCACTACAAAGAAACTGGTTATGGTAAGCAGCCGTTTTGGTGGCAAAGAAGAGAACATTGAGCGGGCGGAGCGGTTTTGTAAATATGTTGTAAATATGGGACATATACCTGTAGCGCCGCACGTTTATTTTCCGCGATTTTTAGACGATCTCAGGCCCGAAGAAAGGGAATTGGGCATTGAAGGAGCGCTTGCTTTAATGTCTAAGTGTGATGAAGTTTGGTTCTTTTTACAGAAAGGTGAAAAGTTATCTCAAGGAATGAAATTAGAAGCACAACTAATGGTTGAAATGAATATGCCTTATAAAGTTGTGGACGCCGATTTGATTGATTTTATTCTAAAAGATATTGAATTCGAGAAGATCACTCTTGAATACAGGCCAGAAGATGTTGCATTTAATCGACAGTATTTGAATAATCAATTTGATGATAAAGATTGGCATTTAATTTATAAAAAGAACGAAGATTAAACTAAAATTAACTGTGCCTCCTTCGACAGCCTCCAGATTCGTCTGGGGGCTGTTGGCTTATGTGGGCTCGATAAAGGCCATTGAAATTGCGGCAATGTACAATCACCCTTGAGACTATCTGAAATCACTTTTAGCATACAACTTCTACAGTAATTCATTGAGCAAAGTTTATACTGTTACCCCTAATGATTTACAAAGAGGAGGTTTTTCAGTTTTTTGCCGCGATACCTGCTTAAACTTCATGAAAAAATTTCCGGGGGGGTACTTGACGGCCTTAAAAATATATGCTACGATGTGGGTAGGGGAAAAGGGGGAACCTTATTTTTTTATATATTATATTTACATGATCTTATTTACCATGATCTCATGTAAAAGATCTATATTAACATGATCTAATTAAGGTTCTCTCTAATTACCATGATCTAAATTTAAAGATCTTAATTACCATGATCTTCCGGTAGGGTATTGCTAATTAGGGGAACATGAAGTAAAGTATATTTACTCTTCTTCTTTCTCTTTGTTAAAATCTAATCTCCATCCCTCTTTGATCCTGTTTAATAAACATGATCTTATTATTTGTATAGCATCACTTTTAGAAAGTTCTTTTTGCAATGTATATGATAATTTCCATCTTCTGTATTTTGAGTATCTACCTGATTTGCTCACTTTATGTCGTTTACACAACAAATCCAGCAGTTCAGATCTCCAAAGCAAGGAGCAAACGGCAGACTTATCGAAGAAGGGATTAGGCTTAGGTTCTCTAATTGTTTCAAGTACGGTTTTGTTCCCGATTTGGGAAATACTTTTAATACCCCAAAATTCTGGAACTAATTTAACTATTTCTTCTCTCTTTGTTGATCCCACAATTATCGTTATTCTAGATAGAAACTTATTGTAATACTTCTTTTGATTTTTTAGCCGCGAATAATCATCGTGATCGCTTTTAATTTCGTAGCCGTGTAATTCATCAGTTAAATCAAGTAAATCAATTCTTGCTCTACCAAGAACAACTTCATCAACAATAATTCTTAAAGGATTACTGCTTTTAATAAATTGCCTTATTTCGCTATCGTACATCTAGCTCAGGCCATTTTAATACGGTTACGTAAGTTGGGCCAAATACTCCGTCAGAATTCCTTGTTCTCTCGACCTGAATGATGCCAAGATCGGTCATTTTCCTAAGCAAGTATCTGAGGTTGTGAATTGAAATTCCGTGCTTGACAGCAAGCTCTTCATGGTTTAAAATACCTTCAATATCCTTCACCAACTCGATAATCCGTTTATTGCCAATCGTGGGCTTAAGTTTCATTTTTTTATCCCCAGGAGATAATTATGAGTCAAACAACTGTTGAGAAAATTACAGCATTTGATGGAATTTGCCCAACACTAATTAATTTAGCCGTACACGAAGATAATCGTGGCTCATTTGCTGAGCTATGGAACGTGAGGGCTACTGGCTTTAACGCTGTACAATCAAATCTATCCGTAAACAAAAAGGCAGGAACTTTCAGGGGGATGCATTTTCAGGTATTCTTGCCACAATCGAAGCTGGTGAGTGTCATTACTGGAGGAATCGTTGATTATGTTGTTGATATTCGACCAAAGTCAAAGACCTTCGGCAAGTTTGCAGGTTTTGAGCTAACACAAGGCCAATCTCTGCGTGTTCCAAATGGATACGCTCACGGATTCTTAACAACTCAGGACAACACAATCGTCAATTATCTGGTTGATGGCTCTAGATTTCCGCAACACGAACGGATTATTAACCCACTTGACGCTCAAATTCAGTCAGTAACCTCAGATAACCTAAACCTATTAATGGACATTCACCAAAAAGTTTCAGATCTTGGTTTATCTCTATCAGATCTAATAATGTCCGAAAAAGATAGTTATGCCGAATCACTAGAATCTTTACTTCAAAAAGAGTATAATAACTTCACGCACTGCATTGGCACGGATTTAACTTAATATGGAACACAGAAAAAAGCGCATAGTAGTATTCAAAAGAACCCACAGAATGACTTGCAATTTCTGCAATAAAATTTTATGGGATATTACAGATAAAAAGAACAACCAAAAGCGGGAATCATACTGGGAAGCTTGGCATTGTACTGGTGAAGAAGATCTATTATCCAATAGAGAAGACGTTCATATTTGTTCAGAATGCTTTAATGATGCAGGGGAATATTTAAGTGGGACGAAAGCGCAACAAAGAGAAGATAATATTGAAAATCTCTCGCCCAAAAGAAAGAGATTTCGTTCACCTGAGTGAGATTACTCACGGCACGGGTTGTGGGCCACATGGCGGCGATAAGCCTCGTGAGGTTAATGTTGATCTGAGTGAGTTTGGTTGCCCGATTTGTGGTATTCTAGATTGTTACGATTGCGAAGAAGGATAATAAATGCACATTAGACTAGAACAAGGCGACTCACTTCAGATCCTAAAATATGTTCAAGATAATTCTATTGATTCATGCGTATGCGATCCCCCATATGGGATAAAGTTCATGAACAAAAAATGGGATCATGATGTTCCTAGTGTTGAATTGTGGAAGGAAGTGTTTCGCGTACTAAAACCTGGCGCACACCTTCTTTCCTTTTTTGGCACAAGAACATATCACAGAGGTGTAACGAATTTAGAGGATGCAGGTTTTGAAATTCGTGATCAGATTGGCTGGGCCTTTGGAAGCGGATTTCCCAAGTCTATGGATTTATCAAAGGCGATCGATCGAGAGCTTGGATCCCAGGGCAAAAAGGGTGAAGTGAAAGGTAAGAGTGGATCAAAAAGAAATTCAATGGCCGGTGACTTTACTGGTGGTGAATACCACGAATATATCCCAGGTAGTGACGAGGCCAACGACTGGAAAGGTTGGGGAACAGCACTTAAGCCAGCCTGGGAGCCTATTGTTCTAGCAAGAAAGCCATTTAAAGGTTCTGTTTCTAACAATATGCTGGAACACAAAACGGGCGCATTGAATATTGATGGATGCAGGATTGAAGGCGAACCCTGGAAATCCCATAAAGCTACTGGACTTGGTACTGTTAAATTTTTCACAGAAGGCGAAACCCCAGTAATCAATAAATCTCCTCACGAATTAGGAAGATGGCCTTCTAATTTTATTCATGATGGAGATGAAGAGGTAATTGAATTACTTGGTGATGCCGTCCGTTTTTTCTATTGCGCTAAAGCTAGTGTAGGCGAAAAAGAAGATGGCCTCGTTGATCTAAAGGATTCAACACTCAATAGAGTAAACCCAGGCGGCATTGAGAACGACCCAAGATGGGCACCAGTAAAGCGCAAGAATAACCATCCAACGGTAAAGCCTATCAAGCTAATGTCCTATCTATGTAGGTTAATCACACCGCCGGGTGGAACCATATTGGATCCATTTATGGGCTCAGGTTCAACTGGTGTTGGAGCGGTAAAAGAGGGTTTTGACTTTATCGGCATTGAGTTAGACCCACACTTTTTTGAGATCGCACAAAAAAGAATCGAGCATCATAATGGCAAAGAAGAGTAGTGTAACAGAGCACGTCTTGAACAGGGTTCTGGAAAAATCGCGAAAGCGTACAAATAAAAAAATTAAAGAACAACTAGATAAACAATCTGGAGAGCCAAATGAAAAAGATACTAATCACGGGAGCCAACTCTAAAACCTATAAGTATCTAAAACCTTTTGTTGAAAGCCTAGAAGATGTCAAGGTGTTCGCCCTTGGTCGCCAAGAGTGTGACGTTGCCGATTCTTTAATGGTATCAAAAGTTCTCGAACAAATCTCTCCAGATCTAGTCATAAATCTATCGGCATACACTGAGACATACATGCCCGATCAGGATCCCAAGGAGCACATAAAATGCTACAAGACGAACGCCCTTGGCCCTAAAAATCTAGCTATGGCTACGTCAAGCCCAATTATTCACATTTCCACGAATTATGTATTCTCAAGCAAGAAACAACTATTCGCGGAACAGCCACAGTTCTACACAGAATACGACGATCAATTTTTAGGCCCTGAAACTGCTTACGGTATGCACAAATTAATCGGGGAAAATAACCTAAGACTCAACTCAAGAAAGTATTATATACTACGGACACAATGGCTGTTCGAAAAAGGGGAAGATAACTTCCTAAGCAAACTAATCGACGGAAAGATTAAAGAGGCAAATCTTGACGATATAAGTTATGGAATCCCAACGTCCTATAAGACCCTAGCAGAGATCATCTTCGTATTCTCACATATGCTAATAAAAGGCGGCATCATACAAAAAGGAATATACAACGCAGTAAACTCAGGAACCCCAATAACAATATATCAACTAGCCAAAATATTGGGACAACAAAACCATAAAAGAATACTAACCCCTAATAGAGTATTATCAATACCCTTATCAAATAATAAACTACAATCAGAACTAAATATGAGTATCCCCCTATACACAAGTATGCTTTAATGAATCCTGTCTATGGTAAAGCCATAGCGCCGGGTGAGGTTGTAGTGGCGTTTTATGCCATTCCTGTCTATGGTAACAAGGTCACGCACTAGATTGTTATAACGCCCTTTCTTAAGGGAAGGTTAAATTTTTGTTAAGGAGGGGGTCTTCCACAGGGGAAAACCTTAACCAGAACTTAAAGGGGGCCCGCTGGACGGGCCCCCCACCCAAGGTTAAGAGATGTTAAAGAGTTTGTTAAGCTGTGCAAGTTTGAATAGGTCAACCGTCCAAGTTTCGGGTTTGCTCCTCGTGGTGAGCAGACCCGGTGCTTCGTCGTCAACGCGCGCCTTAAGGCCACTGAAGTGGCCGTTTACGCTACCCTCGTTCGTGTAGCGCTGATATTCCCCGAAACCCGTACGGGCTGCATTGAAAAACCAGCGGCGGGCTTGAGGCCGCTTGAACACGGGCCCGAATTCTGCGACCAGCTTATTTAACGTTTTTACGGCATGTTCAAGGTCAACGGCGTGATGACAAGACTTCATACCCTTGCCCGTCACGCTTGGATTTTTCGCGAGCCGCGAGCCGCGAACGGCGGGTTCAAAGTTAGCAGCACGTACATCCGTTTGCACCCCCTCCACATCGAGATCCTCGATTGTGACTTCTACCGCAATCGAGGGGGCTGCTTGTGCCGATTGAGCGGCCTCAAGCTCAGCGATACGTGCGAGGGCGGCTTGCAATGTGGTGATATCGGACATGTGGTATCTCCCCGCGGGTATCGGGCCCCGCTTTGCCCCGTGGCCCCTTGGCCATGAATATAGTCTCACATCGGGCCCCTGATGTACAGCCCAAAATCGACTCGATTTTGAGCCTATCCAAGCATGAAAACCCGGAAACCGGCACGGCGTCTACGTTTCCCGTCTTTCAATACAATTCAATCCAGTTTGACCGTGCTAGATCTGGAAACCCGGAAACCCGCGCCACATCAGGGTTTGACGTCAGATCACGGCGTCAAGCGCACAGCGTACCCGCGCGACACGCATGGCGCGCGCATGACTGTTCGATTGTATGTTCGACGTGATCGGCAAATCGTGCCCGATGGCGGGCCCCTCACAGGCCATCCTAGGGCCCCTGGATGCCCGTCCGGGCCCCTTGAGGCGTCCAACGTCCGGACATAAGGGCAAGGGTAGATCAAGGGCCTTTACGGGCATCCTGTAAACGGGCCCGCACTGGGAGCCGGTTTCGGGGATCGTTTTTATGTCATACGATAATGTGAAGCAATGTAAAGCTTGACAAAATCCGATTCGCATGATTTTTCCGCCGTGGCAACATGTTGAGTGCATGAGACTCACATGATCTGAGCTTGATCTGAACCATTGACATATTAGATTTTCCATGATTTTTTTTTGTTGTCACGTTGCGGATCTGACAACAAATATTACTGATCAGGAATATTACAAATTGTAAAAAAGTATTGACAAAATCCGATTCATCTGATTTTTTTCGACGAAAAAAGTTTAATCAAATCTTAAAGATCTTTAACCTGAATTTAATTGACTTTCGGTGAAAAATGTGCCTGTAAAATTTAACCAAACCTTTAAGATCTTTAACTTATTTTTAATTGACTTTCGACGAAAAATCTGATCGTAAAACTTAACCTAAACTTAAAGATCTTTAACTCAAATTTAATTGACTTTCGACGAGATCTGTGATCGTAAAATTTAACCATAATTTAAAGATCTTTAACCTAAATTTAGTTGACAGATCTGGATTTTCGTGGTAGCAAAATTTAACCTAAATTTTAAGATCTTTTAAAGATCTTTTAATTGACATTTTCGACGAAATATGGTAAAATATTTTACACCAAAATTTAACCTAAATTTAACGATCTCTTAAAGATCTCTTAGTTGACATCGAAGGTTAAGAACAGGTTAAGATGAGGGTAAGGTTAGGTTAACAATACAATACAATACAATACAGCAAAAATCGACTTTTTTCGCCCTGTGCGCCGGGGCTGGCGATCGAAAGCGGGAAAGGGTTTTTAAAGCTATTGGTCGAAAGTTGGGGATCCTATACATGGGGAAAACTCATGATCATGGCCCCATGTGTTGAATTGTATTGTATGGGATTTTTCAGGCTGTGTCAATTCAACGTCAAGTTGAACAAGCCTGATGTGAGTTAAATTTAAAACAGCCTACGCAAGCCCCGTAAAGGTGCCTGAAAATCGTTCAAGGTACAATCACCCTGCCGTGGTATCTGAAACGTGTTTAACGCCATTCTGTACGCAAAGAAAAGGGTGTTAAGTTTTAAGGGTTGAGTGAAAAATGTGGGGAATTAATCTTCCCGCTTTTTGCGCACCCCCAGAAACTTTTTTCAATACAATGCAATAAAATGTTTTAGAATTGAATTGAATTGTGTTGAATTGTATTGGCCGCCATTCGGGGCCACCGAACGATTATTTTTATAATATACGGCGCGTGAAACATTTATTTTTCTGATTAACAGGGGCATTGATGGGGAGGGGCTATATGCCGGGGGCAATACAATACAATGCCATATAATAGGGGGCAATAAAAAAAGCCCCCCTTGCGGGGGGCCCTTGGGTTACAGTTTCTCGCCGATAACCTTGAGAAACTGTGACTTGTAGAACTCACTGAGCCGCCACAAGATCGTCACGTCGAACTTTTCATCGACCTGGCGACCGTTGGCCAAGTCCTGAAAGTCGACGAAGAATTCTTCGCCGTTTTCACCGATAACGGTGAAACCGTGGAACCTCAAGGTTCCCACTGGATCCACCGGATCTTGGCTACCGTTTATAGCCAGCTTTACGGTGTACTCTTTGTTAACGATCATGGTCATGTTTACCTCCCGGCCCCCTGGGGGCCATAACCGGGGCATCGGGCCCCGTCGCCTTGACTATTTCATCATAGCAAGCCGGTCACAGGATGTCAACAAAAATCTTTCACTCCAGATCAACCATCAGATCAGGCCACAGGAGCCCCGTAAAGGCCCTTGAACCCTGCTAGGGTACAATCACCCTGCCAGACACCGAGAGGCCCCTTTACGGCCCTCACAGGCCCCTTAAACGCGATGTCGTGGTGTACGACGCCACGGGCGATCGCCGGGGGCACGGTTTATCGCCAATACAATGCAATGTAATAACTTAAACGCATTGAATTGTATTGTATTGAACATGTGCCAAGAAAAAAGCCCCCTTGCGGGGGCTTGGCTTTATTCGAAAATCCTTTCGATGCAACGCTCGATATGTTTTTGGTACGACACCTTGTCAAGGTATGGGTTGTGCAACGCCGCAGCGTTCACCAGATCCTCGACGGTGATGTCGAGGATGACCCCATCCTTATCGGTGAAAGCGATCCCATAAGCGGGATCAGCCGCGTCAGAACCTTTGCCCTTGAGCTTGATCGCGTCAACCAACATTAGAACCTCCCGGCCACTGGGGCCATCTTGGGGCAGCGCCCCGTCGCCTTGACTATTTAATAATAACATCTGGCACACCTGATGTCAACATTTTAAGATCAAGCCAGATCAGGTGATGTATCTCATTGCATTGTATTGCTGTGCCGCGATGGGCGATCGCCCTTTAGCGCCCTGCCACTAATCAATACAATACAATCCCATACAATCATTAAATTGCATTGTATTGTATGGAAGGTAAGCCAAGAAAAAAGCCCCCTTGCGGGGGCTTGGCTTTAAGCTTGGAATTCCTTTTCAAGCTGTCTTGTTCTTTCGTTGAATTCTTCCGAAAAATCCTTATCCTCCAGTGACCACTGGACAATTTTTTTCATGAAACTTTCGATTTCTTCAGTAGTTTCCGTTCCCGACACAAGTACATAATCTTTTTCTGGGTTTTCAAGATATGCCCCAGGGAGGTATCCCGTTTTGGTGTCATTGTAGCGATTCAGCACCAAGAAATAATGGTGCAGATCCTCGCGGCTTGCAGTGCCGATAAGGCAATCGGCTACATTCTTTCCTTCGTGAAACTTGTTGATGTCGTACCAAAGTTGCTTTGCCATTTTCAACCTCCCGGCGCTCAGCGCCATCTCGTTTGCTTGACTAATTTAATAATAGCAAATCGCAAGCGGGATGTCAAGAAAAACTTTTCTTGTCAAATCAGACCAGATCAGCCCGGTATCGGGGCAATACAATGCAATGCAATCTAATCAAGTTATTGAATTGTATTGTATGGACTTATGGCAATAAAAAAAGAGGCCCCTTGCGGGGCCCCCTGTTAAACCATCCAGATATAATGCCCCTCAAGTCGTAGGGCAACCATCATGTTTTGACACCAGCGCATGGCGGCGTCCTCTCTTGTGAACCATATGGTTTCCTGCTCCTTGCTTGACCAGCAATGATAGATCGGGAATCCATACCCGTCCGTGTCCCGTTCATAGACCGCAAAGCGGTCATAACGGTCAAGCGCACGGCAATAGCCATCGAAAGGGTTTTCCCACAGATCCTCGACATTGCCCACGTACTCGCGCATTAGAACCTCCCGGCCATCAGGCCATAACCTTTACTCTTTAATCATATCAAACCAGGCTTATGATGTCAACTAAACCAGATCAACCCAGATCAACCCTTTTATATATAATTATATTGTATTGCAAAAAGTGACGGGCCCCGCTTTTGCCCCTGCCCTGTGTCCATACAATACAATGCGATACCACGGCTGCATTGAATTGAATTGTATTGATCTTCTATGGGCGATCGCATTGATTAAACATACGGGCTTTAAAGGCGTTTAAATTGTTCTAAGGTACAATCACCCTACCCACCCCCCTGAAACGCGTTTAACGGGCTCACAGCACGCTTTAAAAGGGTGCTACGCTGTGGGGCTTATCGGATGTTTCGAACGCACGAAGAAAAGGGGGGCTAACAATACAATGCAATGCAATATATTAACAGGCATAAAAAAAGAGCCCCCTTTCGGGGGCCCTGTGTTAGTCTGAGATTTTCTTTATTGAGCGGATGACGTTTCTCCTAAAACTTTCGCCCGTGGCGATTTTCCTTTCAAGGTGAAGGGCCTCATCCCGCGCCTGGCGGTACGCCTCATATAAAATTCTTTCGGTACGATTACCGTATGATTGCTGAAGGCTCACGCCGAGCGACATGCCCAGCGCAAATGTAAGCACAGCGATAACAACGGCAATGGTGATGGTCATGTTTACCTCCCGAACCCCTGGGGTTCATCTGGCGGGCGTCGGGCCCGCTTGCCTTGACTCTTTTATAATAACAACTATCGGGAAGGATGTCAAATAAATCAACTTGTGTCAGATCAAGGTCAGATCAGGTATGAATTAGATTGTATTGTATTGCAAAGAGTAAGGGCGCGCGATTTGGCGCAAGCTCGCCGGGGCCCCCGTCCAATACAATGCAATACATTGGTTGCATTGAATTGTATTGATAAGTCCCGATGGGCGATCGCCCTGGCAATACAATGCAATATACACAGGGGCATAAAAAAAAGGGCCCCTCGCGGGGCCCCTCGCTTAATCTATGTATTGTCCGAAGATATCGGAATCCTCTTCCATCGTCTGTATAACCAGTGGCGTCACGTGGCGCCCTGAGGGAAGCGGCGCCTTCTTGAGGGCTACTATTTTGTCCCCATCTTCAGCCCACTGGCTGAGGATCTTACGAGCCTCTTTCAGGCTCTCGACTTTGTGCTGCTCAACGAGCACGGGGGCCATCATCGGATCCTTAACCATTACAACATTGAAGATAGCCATGGTGGTCTGTTCTCCGCGACTCAGGGGTGTCGCTTAACCCTTACATTAATATCATACCCGTTTCACCTGGGAATGTAAACCCCTTTTCAGAAACTATTTTAAAAATATTTTGAGGCCAGATCAGGTCATATATTAAACTGTATTGTATTGGTGATTCAAAGGGAAGTAGGTATGGCCCCCCGATTCTTCCCCATACAATACAATGCGATGCAGTGATTGTATAGAATTGTATTGTATTGATGATTGGCACGAAAAAAGCCCCCTTTCGGGGGCCTCGCATCACTTGTATTTAAGTGATGCATAGAACCATTCGTTAAGCTGCTCGATCGCCTCTTCGAAGGCGGCTACGCGGTTCCCGTTCTGAACGGGAATGAAGACGAAATCGTCTTCAGTCACCGCTACCAAGAATCCCTTTTCTTCTTCCTGAAAGCTTACCATCATTTCGACCTCCCGGCGCGTCAGCGCCATCTCGTTTGCCTGACTCTTTCATCATATCAACCCCATCATTGGATGTCAAGAAAAACTTTTTATTCCAGATCAAGCCACCACAAGGCCCGTAAAGGCCCCTGATGGCGTTCAGGGTACAATCACCCTCCCGGATACCTATAAGCCCCTTCATGGCCCTCACAGGGCCCTTAAATGCGATGCTGCGTTGCGCACCGCATTGCTGGCCCGATGAGGCCGAATGGCGCACGGCGATCCCGCCCATACAATACAATGCAATATATTCCCCCCGCGTTGTATTGAATTGTATTGTATTGATAAGCCACACGAAAAAAGCCCCCCTTTCGGGGGGCCCTGGGCTAAACATCCCAGCGATTAGCCGTGCCCGGCTGCTCCCAGGTTTTGACGATATCGGCCAAGTAGGCCTGGTATCGCTTGAGCAGCGCCTCGCGCTTCTCTTCCGTGAACACCTCAGCGTTGACTAAGTCTACAAGCGGTACGTCAAACCCGAATCCGCCGTGCTTGGCGCTGATGCGAAATCCGATGATTTCTCCGCCGTTGTCCGATTCCCGAATGATGTCGATGCCCTTCACTTTGACCTCCCGGCGCTCAGCGCCATAACGACTACTCTTTAATAGTAGCAAGTTTCAAGCGAGATGTCAACGATTTCAAAAAAGATTTTTCAGCCCAGATCAGCCCCAGATCAGCCCCCCCGGATGGGGGCCATACAATACAATACAATATAACCGTTGCATTGAATTGCATTGTATTGGACTGCATTGCATTGTATTGATCCCTATGGGGAAAGAGAGCCGGGGCCCTCAGTCTACGAAGGCCCCCCTGGTCGTCACCGTGACCGTTCCGGCCGCCATAATGGCCTGGCCATCAGGCAGGGTGAAAGAAGCCCCCTTATAAGGGTTGTAGGACACGGGAACAGCCCCCCGTGGGGGCGCGTTAACGCCTGTGACTGTGCCCGTCACGAAAGCGTGGACGTTCTTTTTCTTCTCACGCAACACGCGTTGGCGTCCAGCTTCGTTCACCTTGAAAAGCACGCCATCCAGCGTGATGGAGTCAACATGGGCCACGACATAGCCCGCATGCCACACGCTGAGGCACTTCTTGTGAAGGTTGCGGTACACCTTGACCTGCAACCCACCCAGGGCATCCGTGGCGATCATGTTCTTGAGCATTTGAGCCTCCCGGCGCGTCAGCGCCATCGCTTGTGTTGACTCCTCAAGAGTAACATGCCGTCCATGGCCAAGTCAATAGTTTTTGAAAACATTTTTCAGGCCAGATCGGGCCCCGGATCCGACCAATACAATACAATACCATACAACCTTTACATTGAATTGAATTGTATTGCCGTGGGTCGATGGCCACCAATACAATACAATGCAATACGACGGGGGCATACAATACAATGCAATACAGCGAGGCGGGCCTGAGCGCAAAAGTGCCCCGCCAGCCAGAGCCAGAGGGGCAATACAATATAAAGCTGTTAAGTTAGAGTTGGAGTTCGAGTTTGGGCATCCCGTATTTCTTAACCATGATAATACAATAATAATGATCCTTGGGCCCCAGCTTGTGGATTTCTACGTTACCCGATCTCTCACACTCATGATCGTCCGAGTCATCCCATTTATGGCCCCATATGACATCATCAATATTGTCATATTCAATCCACTTCTTGTGGCCGTAGTCATCCCACAATTCAATCTCAGCAAAAGGGATCATAACCTTCACTTTCCGGCTCGCTTGAGCCCTTGCCTTTACTCTTTAATTCTAGCAGATATATATTAATGACGCAAGTGTTTAGATCAGAGTCAGATCTGTTTGTATTGTATTGGCAAAGAGTGAGTGCCCGCGTTTTTATACAATACAATACCATACATTCATCGCATTGAATTGAATTGTATCGAATATGCGGCGGCGCGTTTTTTTGAATTTTGATTAAGCAGGGGTATCCGCCCATACAATACAATACACAGGGGCATACGAGAAAGCCCCCCTCTCGGGGGGCAATACAATACTATTAAATGTCTCGCTTGGCTACAAGCTCCATGCCTGTGTCCCACCATTGCCCTTTCATATCCATTGACCTTAAAGCGCTTCCATCGAACCTGCAAGGGCTTAGCCACATGGCGCGCTGCATTTGGATGTCAGGGCTTTTACTATTCCCTTTCTTTTGAATCTTGAACCAGATCTTTTTGAGTAAACTTTCGCCATCGAACTTGCCGATGGGTAATTGAAAGTCATACGCCATGCTGTTGCACACAACAGCCTCGATGACGTTGTTATAAACTTGCGTGGTCTGCATTGCTTACCTCCCTTTTTACCAATCGCGCTCAAGGCGAAGATCGATGCCTGTGTTTTCTTCCCATCTCGAAAGAATTTCTTGAACTGTATCATGATCGTTGTTCCACAGAATCTTGCTCATGTTGTTTTTCATATCATCCACAAGCGTTTTGTTCATCTCGTCACACTCTTCTTGCGTGTGCCAGAAAGGCCAGTTTAAATCACCCATTGCGTTTACCTCCCGGCGCGTCCAGCGCCATCGCTTAACCGAACAACCTTAGTGTAGCACGATGGGGGGCATGGCGCAAGTGATCAAGGTCATGTTGATCTGAGCCAGATCTTTGGTTTTATTATTATAGTGTATTGTATTGGTAAGTTTTAAGGGCCCGCGAATCGGGGTGCCTTAATACAATACAATGCAATAAGATTAATATATTATATTGTATTCAAAGAGTGAGTGTTCGCGATTTGGCGGATGGCGATCGCCAATACAATACAATCCAATATATATAGGCATAATAAAAAAGCCCCCCGAAGGGGGCAGGGCTTAATCTCCGCAAGTATCTGCATACCGCTGGCATGGCTCTTCCGTTTGGTGTCCAGCCGCGTGATAATTATCTGCCCAATGAAACCAAAAACTTATATCGCTTTTGATATCACTCTGCAACTCTCTCAAACACCGGGGGCAGAAAACGCGATCTTTGGTTCCGTGCTTGCTGATAAGTTTTGTGTTAGGCAAGGTTCCGATCTCCGGGCCCGCTCAAAGGTGGGGCCATAACCTGACAATACCATTAAAGCATATCCTGAGAATCATTGCAAGCCCTTTTTTGAAACTATTTTTATTTAATATTTGGTATATATATTATAGTATTGTATTGGTAGGTTGAGGGCCGCGATTTCGGGGCCAACCAATTACACATACAATACAATACAATGTTTTTAATATATAGTATTGAATTGTATTGAAACGTAAAGGCCCCCGATTTCTCGGAGGCCAGTACGCCAATACAATACAATTAAAAGAACTAATGCAATACAATACAATATAATTAACTTTAGTTAAAAGGGCCCCTTGCGGGGCCCCGTGGTTTACTGGATGATCCGGTAATGACCCTCCTTGGTCAAGTGAACATCCAGTAAGAATTTATAGAATTTATTATTCCGTTCTACACTGACATACAAGACATCAAGATTAACGTCATTGTACTTTTCATCCAACGGGCGGAATCCGTTGGCCTCAAAGCGTAGGCCAAGCGAATCGCCAGACTTGATGAAAGCTAACACAGTTTGCCAGACTTCACAGAATCCAGCGATTGCGATCGAACAGTTAGCACGGTTCCCACCACTAATCATGGCGCGTGTTGTGATTTCCATCCGCGCCACGGAATGGTTATCCTTATCTTCTTGGATTGCTTCGATGTGGCCAACAAACACACCGTCATCATTGCGACGTGCGCTGAAGTAAATGTGGCGTGCCTTACGCAAGAAAGCGATTTGGTCTTTGGTCAATTCTGTATGCAAGGTCTTGTCTCCCGCCCGTTTGGGCATCTCGTTTGTGCGACAATCTAATTACAACATATCTGGCGAAAGATTGCAAGAAAAATCTTTTGTGTCAGATCAGGCCAGATCAGGCTCGCATTAGATTGCATTGTATTGCCGGGGCCCCTCGCTCTCGCATTGCATTATATTGTATTGAGGACACACCGCCACCCATCACCAATACAATACAATGTCATACAATACAATACAAGGCAATACAATACAATGTAATACAATGTGATGCGATACAATACAGGGCGCTCGCGGTTGGGTGAAAAAGCGGGGCACCTAATGTATTGTATTGTATTATATATATAAAGCTGTTAAAAGAAAGTGGGGGATCCTATATATAGGGCTCGAAGTTTTTATTTATTATATATATACATGTTTAATAACTACAAAGTAAGGGGCCCCGAAAAGTTGGCCTAAACTTTTAGTCTAAACTACCCCACAGAAAACGGGGGCCCATACAATACAATATAATATATATATATCTTTGAACTAAAATAAGCATTGTAGAGTATTGAATTGTATTCCACTCGGCTGTGCGAAAGTACTAAAGGTGTCGAACTGAGTCTACAATACAATACAACACAAAACGGGGCCTAATAACCCCAATACAATATAATAACTTATAATATATATATAGTATCAATACAATATCATACTATATATAGAGGAGTAAAAGAACTAAACATAGAGCTTAACAATACAATTTAATATGGTACAGCCTCTTATGCGGCGCTGGATTTTTTAAAGAATCTGCCCGAAAGGGGCTTATAGTGCTATTTTTAGGCTGGGGATGCCCCAAAGGGGGTATTTTGTATTGATTCAAGGGCCCCTAGCAGACAAATAAAAAGGTTTATACAGGGTTTTTCATGGGGGCTTGAAAACTGGATCGGTAAGGGCCTCAATAGAGGGGCCTAGAATGCCCTAGAAGGGGCTTGATTTTCTTTCCTTGAGTGTTTGTACCTTCGTGTTATTCTTTATACCTTATAAGCTTATGGTATTATCTATAATATATATATTATTCATGCAGTAAGGGCCCCCGATTTTGGGGGGCCCCTTTGCTTGTTTCTCTGCTCTGCGCTCTGTGATTATTCGGAGTAGATAGACTTAATGTATTCCCGTTGAATGGTTAACGGTACTAGGTGTTTGTTCCATATGTTATTTTCTACCATATCGGCAATAAATTTAATTTCATCAATTGTTGTGATCGTCGTGTCCCCCGTTTTTTTGCGGTACGTATTCAGGATCCGCATTAACGATTGAAATACTTTTACAAAGTTATATTTGCCCCTTACGTAATAATCTTTGTAAATTTGAATGTTGTTATTCAAGTTAATGCTAGTTTGAAACTCCACATCATTAATGAATTTATCGAAGAAATCATGGCAAGCCATAGGGTTTATGTTGCTGCTGTTCCATTCTGTATCTTGCTTATCCCAGCGAACCTTGAACATGTCTAGAGAAGTTGTCATTTTATGATCCTTTCTGTGTGGGGCCCCGATTTGGGGCCCCGATGATTCCGACAGATTAACTATACCATCTGCGACGGCCAGAGATCCCGTGAATGATCGCCATGCCTATAAATTGAATAAGTAAAACGGCGAAACAAAAAACTAAAACAAGCGGTAAAAATAAAAGGTGCATAAGCCCTCACACAAGCCCCATAAGGGCCGATCGTATAACTGGTATGGTAAGTATACCACGTGTCGGGTAAGGGGCCCCGATTTGGGGCCCCCATTGCCCCGCGTTAGCGCTTAGCTAACACAAGATCCCGCGCAAGGTCATACGCTCGATCGGTGAGTGTAGCAGATTGACCGTAAAAGATAGATCCAAGCTTGTTATCTGCCCGCGTGTTACCGTTTGCCTGCTCTTTATATGTGCGGTAATGGTTTGTCCACTCTGTGACGGCATTAAATGCCCCCCAGAGAGTGCCACGGGTAAACTCTGAGCCACGGCCAGACTCATGCAGTTCCATTACCTGGGCAATGGCGCGTTTGTCTTTATCGGTTGCTTTATCTGCATCAGATGGAAGCTCAAAACATTTCCGCAAGAAATCGCGTACCTCGATTTCTTTTAGTTGCACGTTGGCAAACTGGTTAAATGTTTCTTCCATTTGCTGGAAGCGCTGATTAGCGATCCCTAGCATGTTCGATGCAAGCGCCAATTTATCATGCATTAGTTGGGAGTGCCGGATCGACACACCGCGCCCGCCTTCGCGTAATGCTGCCGTTAACGTGTTGTTGCAGACCACCCTGGTTGTGATCAGCTTGACTGTAACAGCCCCAGTGCCGTCATGGCTGTTTGTGAGTAATACGTATTTTTCGCTTACATCTTCGTTGCCCGCATCACCAACGCGGATCAAGCCTGGGATTTTTGCGGTGACGTAGATTTTACGCCCACCAAACAGCGATCCCGCTGTTTCATAGATCGCATCGCCGCGTTCTGCGATGCTATCGAAAAAGTTGAAAGCATCGACATTCTGAAGAATCGTGTATTGATTGCCGACGATGCCAAGCACAGAGCGATCATCTGTGCGGATGGTTGCGAACGAATCGGGTACGATTTGATCGGAACCTTGCAGCGTGATCGGGTGTTTGATAACTTCCCAATCAAGCCTGGCGGCTTCCAGAGTCTCGCGGGCCGTCAACAGCCCGTCTACGACGGTTCCCAGACCGTGCCAGGGCTTGATGCCCATACCCGAAACCATGTGATCGTTGTTTTTCATTTCGTGTGCCATGGCGGCCACTCTCCTTATTCAGGGGGGGTTTTCCGTGCCCCCCGTTGCCTTAACAAACCCATCATAGGGCAATGCGCGATCGATTGCAAGCCCCAAAACGATCTTTTTTTGATTTTCTTTTTTCGCTCGATCTGGCTCAGATCTGGCCCTATGTTAGATTGCATTGTATTGGGGCCAGCGGCTGGTGTAACGATGTATGTAATTGTATTGTATTGGGGATTTTATTTATACTGTATGATATTGTATTGTGCCGCGATCGGGGCTCGGAGCCCGGCGAAGCCGGGGGGCCTGCCAATACAATACAATGCAATACAATCTCAGGCGAGAGCGAACGGCAATACAATACAATGCAATATATGGGCACGCAGAAAAAAGCCCCCCTTGCGGGGGGCAATACAATACAAGCTAGTGCTTCCAGAATCGGATCACAGGCTTGGATTTATTCCAGCATAGCCCACAATCGGAACAGCCGATCTCACCATTTGTAAGCTGTTCGGGGCAATTAACAGCCCCCTTAACGTGTTCGGGGCCCTTGCGCTTGCCCTTATGCTTAGTGCCAACGATGATCGCGCCGGGTAAACCATTACGGGTAAGCTTGATTTCTTCCCCATCATTAACAGGATCAAATGATGCGCGACAATGCACATTTTCATTTTCCGCGAAAGATACTAAGGCATCGCGCATGGCATCGCTTGCCAGATCTGAGCGAGTGTAGCACCAAAAAACAGCCGTTTTAAATTCTTTTGCAATGCGATCCCACATCGCGACGTGTTCAGGTGATATAAAATCGCCCGCTTCGTGAATCCTGACGGCCAGAGTTAAGCCCAATCGCTTAGACTTGATCAGCGCTTCCATGATCTCATGGCGGATGATAAATTCTAATGGTTCGATCGCTTCCCGCGCCATGTAGGAATAAAGCCACGATTTACCCTTGCGGTGTGCGATGGCATGCATGTATCTAAAGCCCATCGCATAGCAGGAATTACAGCCGATCGTAGGCGTGCAATCGTGCCACGCCACGCCGGAATATACCAGAGTGTATGCCTTGACGCCACGCGCGCCGATCTTGCTGTTGCCATTTTTCCCGATCTCGGGCATCGGGGCCCGCTCTAATGCCCGCTTGGCGTCATCCATAAGAGCATGAAAGAACGCCATAGACTTGTATTCATCGCGCTTGGGAGTGCGATACTTGGGGGCTTCCGGCTTAATGAGTGTGCAAGCCATGATGGTTTTAATCTCCTCTGTTGTGTGGGGAACAAAAACATCATAGGGCAATGCGCGATCGATTGCAAGCCCTTTTTTGAAAAAAACTAAAAAAACTTTTTTCTCGCATGTATAAGGAATGTGATCTAGCTTATCACATTGCATTGTATTGGGGTTCCGCGTTTGATTGCATTACATTGTATTGGGGTTCGGGCGCTGGGGTGTCGGCAATACAATACAATACAACTTAATACAATACCAAGCAATACAATACAATTCAATACGATGCAATACAATGAGGGCTCGCTCGCGCGAGAAAAAATTTTCTGTTAAAAAATTAAGGAATTAAAATTCAAAACATATATTAGCTGCTTTTTTTAGTTTGGAGATCCCCCCCATGGGGCCAAAAAGTTTTTATATATACATGTATATAAGGAGGCGAAACTTAATCCGCCTCCCAAATTTTTTGACTGACTAGTTTGTGCATTTCTTTTGATGATATTTAACGATCCTCTACTGAGTAGTCCTTACTGTAGTTAATAGATTTAGTGACTGATAGAGTTAGTGCGCCCGATATTTTACCAAGAAGCTCTTCAAATTCATTCCTTGTTGTACATTTATGATCGTGAATCATGATCAAAGATTGCTTGATAGCGTCCAGCATTGCTGATGATTGGTTGCTGAACTTCCTGTTGTTAGATGTTAGTTTTTTATTTAGCTTATATAGTGCATCTATTGTTTCTTTTGTGCTCATTACTCCTCCAATCTTGCTGAATAGATTTTAACATGCATCGCGCGCATTTGCAAGATTTCTGTCAGACAGGGGGTATATTTGGAACTTAGGGGGTACATGGGGGGTACTTAGGGGGTAACTTGGGGGGTTATGATTCGGTTGACCAGAAAGCATGATACTCTTTATTTACTTCTGAATCAATTTGATAATATTTACTCCAAAGGATGGATGCTTGTCTGTGAAGTTCCCGCGTTTTTTCATTCAATGGGGCGCGGTTTTTACCCCTCATTTTTTCAACGATCTTATCAATAGCGTCAGCTTCTTCAGCCAACATCAACATTTCAAGGGTTTCAATTCTTTTTGGTGAGGGTAGGCCATACTTAGCCATAAGTCCAGTATCAATATAAGCTGGCATTATTTCACCACTTTCCATCTTTACCTAGATTATTTGCATGATTACCGGGAAAGTCTTCTCTACCACAACAGCCATCGCAGCCATGGACTGAGTTTTCATTAAGAGCGGGGTCAGGATGCCCTACGCCATGCTCGCACATCCACTCCATTCTTCCCTTGTCAAAACTCCACCATACTTTCTCTTCTTCGTCTGACTCTTGGCCAACTGAGAAGATTGAGTAGTCTTCAGGCTCTTCACCGCTGGCACTAGCCCAGGCACTAACTTCTGCTGGCTTGTCAATCCACCAGTCTTCGTATGGGCCTTCGTATCTGCTTCCAACGAAGCTGCCGTCCATTGGATCCCTTTTCTTGATTGGGTGCTCCGTATTATAATAACATGATTCAATTGCTCTTACAATGTTTAGAGCCTCTTTTGTTTTAGGTTGATCAAAGTTACATTGATACTTATCAAAATTTGGGAACAATAACTTTTTAAGTTGAAGAATATGATAATCAACTTCTACATAGTGAGCTTCCTCGTTTTTGAACTCAAAACTCAATTCTGATAATTGACCTGCACTACAACGAGCCCAGAAGTCCAAGGCTCTTGCAACGAGCAGCGTTTGTTCGCTATTCAATTTAATTTCATAAGTATATTCAGGCATTATTCTGCTTTCTTGCGTCACAGTTTCTGCAAATAGATTGACTACCGAAGTAGGCATCGTACCAATCGTGGCCCGTTAATTCTTCACACTCTTGTTCTAACTCTTTAAGTCTTTCATTATATACTAGAACGAGAGCAGATAGAATGTTCTCTTCCATTTTATCACATTCTTCGATTATTTTTCTGTACCGCTTTTTGATATTCTCTGCTTCAGTCATCAGTGATTCACCGCGCCCTTGAATTGATCCATTGAACTTTCTGGTTTCTTGCCAATAATTTCATCAATAAAGCCAAGTTCCTTGGCATGATCTGCACTCATGAAGTAATCGCGCTCACAGAGTTCATACATCTTAGAGTGCTCCATGCCGCAATTATCAGCCATTGTTTCAGTCAGATATTTCTTCAATCGCTGCATTTCGGCGTTCTGAATAAGAATATCCGTTGCTTGACCTCTAGCCCCACCCAAAGGCTGATGGGCCATAATCGTAGCGCTTGGTGTTGCGTAGCGCTTACCTTTAGTCCCTGCTGCCAAAAGAAAGCAGCCCATAGAACAGGCTTGTCCAACGCATACGGTCGCAATATCGCAGGTAACAAGATTCATTGTATCGAAGATTCCTAATCCTGCGGTCACGGAACCGCCAGGCGAATTCACGTAAAGAGTAATGTCCTTGCTAGGATCTTTGTAGTCTAAGAATAGAAGTTGGCCGATAATAATGCTTGCCATAGCGTCATCTACTGGCTCAGTGACCATTACAATACGCTCATCCATTAGGCGACTCCAGAGATCCATAGACCTTTCGCCATTGCTAGAACGCTCGATTACCATAGGAACTAAGGGCATAATTAATACTCTTTCTATTTCAGGACTACGGTAGAAGAAATTTATAATCGCCAAACTTACTCATTAATAAAGAATCTTCTGGTAAGTTGGTTCTACTTCTACGAATTTATTGTCAATCTTTTCATATTTAGTTAGTTTCTGTTTTTCGTAGTCATAGATGTGTGCCATGATAGTCCACTCATAACTATCATTTTTTGCCGCAAAAAATGTTCCACCGATAAGGTTTCCGGTTTCGCGATCCTGCCACTCCAATTCTAATCTTTTTGTTTCAAATGGCGGGAAGAATGATACGTTAAAATAGTAGTGATTGTTAACCTTATGAATACTTAGTATGCCTTCTGTCATTGAAGAAATTCTAGGCGTAGACTTTGACAAGAAATTATTCTGGAATCCCGTTGAGATCACTTCTGGATCAAATTTATTTTCTTTCACTTTAATAAACTCCTTTAAAATCCAACGTAGTCAAGTCCGCACTTTTGCTTGAACTCTTCTTCTTCTTTAGCTAAGCGTTCTTCGTCTTTGGCGCGAAGATGCCTACCAATGCTGCAATTGCACCAGTAATCATAAACATCTTCAATAAGGCCATAGCCACGAAACTCATCAACATACCAGCGAGTTTCGAAGCAACTTCCCGTGTCGTCGCACTTCTTGCAGTTCACTTCAGTAACCTCAATCTCGTTGCCTTACAAATTAAGTATAGCACTGGGGGGCTATGAAGTAAAGAGCTAGATCAGGATTAGTATACAGTATCGTCTACGGAAGAGATCTCGTCAGTATCAACGCAGAACCATGCTTTACCATTGTTTACGCCAGCAACAACTACATTAATTGGCTCTGTTGTTACTTCTTTACCGTATACATCTGCGAAGAGTGAAAGTGCCACTTTTTTTCCAAGACGCTTAGCTAAAAAAAGTTGAATTAACTTTTTAGTGTGCTCGTCATCTTTATCTGAGTAAATAGTAGACACTTTAACCTCCTTAATTGATCTGGGATCTAACTTTTCCATTTATTCTTTGTTCAATATAATGATGGGCCAATAGTACATCAACCTTTTGTGGCGAGAAAACTCTCAAACCTTGCACACTTGGAAACATTATGCTAAATGCATCTGTATGGTGCGGTAGGCCGATAGCGTGGCCTAATTCGTGATATGCCACGATTCTAACAGCGAAGTCTGGCACTGACTCATCTAGCATAATTATATCATCATAGTATAGTCCAGCAGCGCCAAACTCCTCTGGTATTCTATGCGTAAAGATAGATAGCGTGAAGGTATAATCGCCTAGTTGGAAGTAGTTATATCCAAGAGCTTTATTCCAACCCTTTACAGCTTCAATTACTTCACTCCTGTGTTCTTTCGATACGCCACGAACTGAGACGATCTCAGGGCGAAATCGCGGACAATAATCACCATCTGCGCCAATTAAAAGAAGGCTTAATGTAGCTAATAAAAAAGCTGAAATAATTCTCTTCATGATAATACCTCCATATAGTACACATGTTATTTCAGCTATATTTCATATTTATTGATGTTCCACGATTCGCGGAACACTAATCCTCTTCTGTGAATTCGCTTTCAATAACCCAAGGGGAATCTAGATTATAACTATATTTTTTTGGATTAAAATGCTTACCAAGACTCAAAACGGAGTATCCATTTCCTGTACTGAAATCTTCAACCACCATCTCGCCAAAGGTTACATTAACATCTTGTGTAATGCTGAAGCACTTTTTATCTTTAGTTAGTATTTCTACCCCAAAATGCGGCCCATCCTGAAGGATAGTTGTACAGAAAATGTCTTCAATACCAACCTCGTTGATGTACTCGATTAGTTGCTTTTTGTTCTTTGGAACAACATAGCTTTTTGCTTCAATTTCATTTTCACTCATTTTTAGCCTCCAGAATACCTTCTAACTTAGAAGTTAACTTTCTGCATTCTTCTCTTTGTGATTCAAGTTCGTGAACAAGTCTAACTAAGTCATAAAAAGACCAAGCAATAAGCCTTTCGTGTGGATCAATGTTTTCCGTATCCTCACTCTCTATAACTCTAAATGTATAGCCAAGGTCTGAGATTATTCCGTCTCTCTTGCCGGTTGACTCTATTCCATATGCACAATAGTGCCAATCTTGTTTATAAGCATTATTTATTCTTTGTTTAATCGTCTTTAGATTTAGCACTAAATGCCCCCTTTAAGGTATCTTCAGCGTCTGATAATACAATCTCCATGCCCTCTTGATCCTCGCCATCGCGACAGGCTTTAATCAAATCTTCCAATGCTTTTCTAAGGCAACTGACTGTTAAAAATAGACCAAAAGCGTGAGTAAAGATTCTATCATCTAGATCTTGATCTTTCTCTCCAGCCATCTCTAGAGCGAATCTGTTGTCCAGGTCTTCGATAATTAAGTCTAAGTTAGGCATTTATATTTTCTCTTTTCTAATTCATCACGCAATCGCTCAACTTCTGCCAATAGCTTGGAAATGTCACTATGCGCATAAGAAATAAACTTTTTATCTGCCTCAGATGCTTCTTCGCTACGAAATAAAATTTGGTTTAATCCAGATGCTCTAATTAGATCTGAATCAACCCACCATTCGCCGCGCGTTGTAGCTGCCAATCTATCTCTAATAGGCTCAAGATTCAGCATTTATTGTACTCCATAATTCTAGATCCCTTAGTTTTTGAAACTTATAATTCGCTAAGGTACTATCCTTATGTTTTTGGATAGCCGCTCGAAGTCGTTCCACTTCGTTAACTAACTCTAGCATATCTTCTTCGTCGTAAGCAATATCTGCACATTGCTCGCTGCAATATCCTTTGAAATAAGGATGACAATCTTTAGTGCCGCAACGTATGCAATCTGGGCCTATGTGGTATCCAGTGGCGGGGTCTGTGGTGTATTCGTATTCGTACTCGACTGGTTTATTTTTTAGCCACTCAAGGCGACTTTTTAAGTAAGTTAAGTCAAGCATTTATACAGGCTCTTTTCTTACTGTTAGAATATTTAATTCTCATCTTTTTCCGATGTGATTATTTCGTTTATGTCCACCTTTGAGCCGATATATCCATCATGGACGATAGTATCCATTACGGTATTCTCAAGCCTTCCGAGGGTTATACCTAACTCAACAAAAACATCTCTGTATCGTTTACATTCCGCTCGAAGTCGTTCAACCTCTTCAATAAGAGCCGACACATCAGTGGGGTAGTTAACTAAAGGATCTAGCGTCTTGTTTGGATTATGAATAGTTGCGATGCCAAACTCGCCTTTCGCGTCTACTAAATAGGTTTCTTCGACCAAATCATCATATTCGGCTGTCCAAGGGCCTGGCGGGGCTTCTGCCAACCGGGCTTTAATGGGCTCAAGATTCAGCATTATATCTACTCCAATCAATAGGCTTTCCGGGCATCAAATCCAGATTCTTTGTTGCCTCTTTATGCAATCCATTAACACGATCTTCATCGTCAAGAATACATTTTCTCCATATTGCTCTCTCTAGCGCTTCCGTTGCTTCTAGCTGCTCTAACCTTACTCGCAGCCGCTCGACCTCCTCTACTAGGGCAGTTAGGTCAGTGGCGGCATTGGCGATCAGGGCCGCATCATCTGGCTTCAGCGGCCAGTCCCTAAAGGGATGGCTCAAGCCGGGTGTTGCCGCCGCCAAGCGGGCTTTTATTGGCTCAAGATTTAACATTACGCGTCCTCATCATAAGGCATCGCACTGAAACCACTGTGGTCGATCTCGCCACGTTTAATACCACGCCTATCGAACACATCAACGCTGGGAATGTTATCGTCGGCTAGATCGTGTACAAATCTTGCGATAATGTCAATCTCGCGTTCAGACTCACATGCTACTACTTCGCCATTTAAAAACACATAGTGACCAAGCAGGTTGTCAGTCCAATGCGGAGGTGGGTCAATAGCTCTTTCTGATTGATACATTATATATCTCCTTATACCATATCGAGCTAATCCTCAGTATGGTTTGTATATTTTTATAACTATTTTTCTAGCGAATTAGCTATTTACCTTTTCAAGCATAAAGTCAATGGTTTCTTTTTGATGTTCTACAACTTCTTGGAGTCGTTCTACTTCCGCGATTAGGTTGGTGATATCTGTCGGGGCATTGGCGATAAACTTGGCAATGTCCACGCGATTGCCGTAAACATTGCACACTAAGTCACCCTTGCAGGTTTTCACGTAAGTCGAGCCATTGACATATAAATGCACGTCCCAAGAAGGACTTATTTCTATGTTTAGCCGCGCCTTGATTGGCTCTAGATCTATACGCATTATTCTCTCCTAAAGAAGCTTGTGACTCTTAATGCTTAGTGCGTCACCTCTGCCTCTAGAGTATTCTACCAAAAGAGTATCTCCCTTGTCAATGCCAGCAACGGAGTCTGCGAAAGCTGTGATCTGGCCGATCTCTGAGTTAGCTTTTAACATATGCCATTTTCTTCCGTTCTTTTGCCCCGATTTTGTTTCAATAATTTTTATGATTAGATACCTATCTTGGTCTTGAAGATAATCTGGCAACTTAGCCCTATAGCCTTCAAACGGTGAATAATAATCGAAACCAAGAGCTTCGTTTATCATCTCAGACTCAGCCTTGATCTCAACTTGTTCTTTAAATAATTGCTCATATTCTTGTGCTACTGATTCTATTTCGCCGAAAAATCCGATGCATACTAAAGTATGAATATGTGATTTATTTACCAGAGGACGCATAATAGGAGTCCCATCTTTACGCATCCTGCCAGTTTCAACCTTTGTATTAATGCAGTAATCACTAAACTCTTTAAAAGTATTTGTTTTATTTGCTGCCTCAGTGATAACGCCAGCAGCAACTTCGCCAACGCCCTTTAGATTGCTTATACCAAGGTAAACGCAACCTTCTGAGCGATCGTGCCAGGGTTCAATTCTAGCCCTAGAGAAAGCGGGAATCTTTACGTTTATACCCATCTCTCTCGCTTCTTTGATAAGTTCAGCAATAGATTCAGTTTCAGTCATCTTGCCAGAAGATCGCGCAAACTTAATATTTGCAACAAGAAACTCATTGGGATAATTAGATTTAAAATACGCTGTCCAATACCCATTTAGGCTATAAACTAAACAATGCGAGGAATTAAAGACGTAGCCCATGGAGCCGCATATATACTCAAATATTTCTGATGCCAGTTCTGGATATTTGCAAGTGGAAATGAATTTATCTTCGTATTGTTTTGCGCCGTTTCTGTCGCCCTTCTCTAGAGCACGCCTTAGTAGATCACTTTCCCCAAGGGTTAGCTCTGATAGTCTAGCAAAGAGGAATAGAATATCATCTTGGAATAGAATAGCACCGTATGTATTCTTTAGTGTTTCTTTAAATTCTGGGAGATTGAACTTGCCATTGTATTGCCGCTTTTTCTTGCCTTCGATGAAAGTATCCCAGTCAGCGCCGGGGCGAATGCCTGTATTCACAGCCGCCAGATCGAATAGGTTCTCTGGCTTTGCATCTCTTAGATATTTACGCGTCTTTGGCTCTGATAGCTGGAAGATAGAGTTCATATACTTAGCTTCTTGAATAAAGCGCCAAGTCTTAGGATCATCTAATGGAATATCTTCTAGCTTAATACCTGTTAATCTTTCGCATTCTCCAAGTATCTCAAGAGTGTTTAGACCAAGGAAGTCGTATTTAACTAGCCCGATTTTTTCAATGTCCTTTTTCTCCCAAGCTGAAATCTGGACATCTGCGCCAGACTCACCCTTCTTATGCATAACTGGAATGATGTTCTCAGCATTATCTGGAAGGATTACAACGCCACCAGCGTGTACGCCATAACTCTTATATGTGCCTTCTAGCTTGAGCGCTAGGTCAAATAGTTTTGGATTCTTTTTATTATATACAGCAACCTCTGGGATCTCCAAAGCCCTGCTAAGTGGAAGATCGTGAAGAGCGCCATCTTCCTTCTCGAAGGAAGGGATGTGCGATGTTAGTGCGTTTACCTCTTGGAACGGGATGTCGAGATATTTGGCAACTTCTTTAATTGCTACTTTAGCTTTTACTTCACCGAATGTGATTACCTGTACTACTCGTTTTGATCCCCACTTTGACTTCAGGTATTCAATGATGTATTCGCGCTTTGAGCCTGGGCAATCCAGATCAACGTCAGGCATGCTGGAGCGGAATGGGTTCAGGAAGCGCTCAAACGGCAGCGCGTACTTGATAGGATCCATAGGATTAAAGCCAAGCAGGAAGGCCATTAGCGAGCCACCAACAGAGCCACGGCCACCAAGCCTAATGCCGTCGTTTCGGCAGAACTCTACGGTGTCATACAGAATATTAAAGTAATCACTAAACTTCTTTTCTTTGACTACAGTAAACTCATAACGAAGTCTTTCTTTATATTCTTGTGGAATGTTTTCCCTTCCGCCAAAATGCTTGATTAACTTTTCGCTTAATAGTTTTTCTAAGTATTTATCAGAATCTTCGCAGAACTTCGGAAGCTCGAACTTGTCCTTATATTCAAAAGTAATTAGTTTATCTAGCTGAACAGTGTGATCCATCGCCGCTAAGACGGTAGAGGATTGAAGACCGTGTTTGTTTACAAGCGTTTCATATACTTCGTCTGAGGTCTTAAGATGGAAGTCTGCTTCCTTTAGGCAATCTGGATTGCTATCAACATCTTTTTCTTTGATGTTGCGCCGATTTCTGCCATTAACCAAATAGGCTTCTTCGTATTCATTATTCTTAAAATGCGAATCAAGCGTCACGCAAATTGGAATATCCATATCCTTAGCCATCTGCTCAATCTTGCGATTGGCTTCGGCTTGAATTGCTAGTTTATGCGGGAATATTTCCATAAAGAAGTTATCGCCAAACTCCTGTTTAAACTTTTCGGCAACAATACGAGCATTGGTTTCGTCGCCATTGATGAGTCTCGAAGTGATTGGAGATGAAAGACATGCTGAGCCAACTAGTAGTCCTTCTTTATTTGCAAACAACATTTCATCTGAGATTCGCGGACGATAAAAGAATCCACCGCCCTGCTCAAGTGGAATATTGCTCATATATAATAGTTTCAATATATTTCTATAACCAACATCGTTCTTAGCGATCACCAACAAGTGATGAGAACTTTTAGCTTTTGCATCATCTGCAAAGTAGAAATAAAATTCAACAGCGAGTATTGGTTTGATACCGGCTTTTTTCATTGCCGATTCGAACTCAATCCAGGAACAAATATTACCGTGATCGGACATTGCGATGCTCTTGGAGTTGAGCATACCAGCAAGCTCTACATAGTCTTCTGGCCTAATAATCGCGTCCTGAAACGAACGATTAGTATGACCATGAAAGTTAACCATTGAATGTTTACACATTGGCTGTCCACCATTCGGGCACATTGCCATTCTTCCATTTTGCGAAGTATGACTTCTCGTTAATGTAGTAGTTGCGATAAGCCGCGACAGTGTCTTCGGACTTGCAGTAATCTGGCATGCACTGTGGATGCTCAGTTAATGGGCCTTCTGGGATATTATCTGCATGCTCTAAGAATAGATCTAAAAGCCTAGCGCAAGAATGGATCTTACCATAGCGCTCTGTATATTCCTGTAACAACGCCTCGAAGTGTTCACACATCCAGAGATAATTACTGCGAGTCTCGCGAACCCAGATAGTGCAGGGGTGATTCTTATATGCTAACTTGTATGGGCCGATAGCACCAGTTAAATGCATCGCTGCCGATAGCATCTGAGTTGCCTCGCAAACCATTTTGACGGCATGTTTGTCGCAATGATATTTAGCAGCGGTAACAGGGTTGCGGTCAAGAACAAAGATATTCAATGTCGTTCTCCAAAAAGTGGGACAATCAAGTTTAGCACGAATGACACTTATTTGTCTTCGTATAGGCCCATTTTTTCACTCAGGCCCACAAGCTCTCTAAACGCGCGCCCTCTGTATTGAAATTCTAGTCTTAATATTCTTCTGTTTAGTTCCCTGATTTTTAGACTAAGAATTAAAGTTGAGGATATAGCGTATAACATAGTAACGCCGATTGCTACTTCTGTCATCACTTGGTTCGCCATTCGTATGCCCTCCCGTACTGATCGTGGTATATCGCAGCTTTAATGCCATATGAGCGCAGCGTGGCCTGGCAGGCTGAGCAGGGTTTAGACGACCAACAGAGCGAACCACCGCGTGTGATTCCAGCTACATATATTATAGAGCCTTTTAAAACTTCTCTTGGCATGGAAAGAATCAGATCAAGCTCCGCGTGATGCCCTTTGAGTAAATAGTTTTTATTTTTAATTACGCCGTTTTTGTCTTTATTGAAGCCAACTCCAACAACTCTTCCGCCCTTGACGCATACTGCGGCCATTTTATACTTCTTATAAGTTGATTTGTGCGCTAATTTAGCAGCGCAGCTAAGCCAACGATAATGCCTAGCCTCTTCTATCAAAGGATCTTCTATGTCGTAACTTCTCTGTGGAATCACAGTCGTTCCTCCCAGAAGTCGGAATAATTTAATGAGAAGCGCGGTAGTTCAAAGAATAATGGAAATAACTGCATTTCAATGTCCTTTCTGTTACCATATTGTAACCCAATTACACCCATAAAGCAATACCCCCGATCTTTTCAGATCGAGGGCAGGGCTTACTTAGATTAGAAGGCGATGTCTTCTTCTTTGAACGGTTCAGCTTCGGATACCGCCTGCGACTTCTTGGCGTAACGCTCCTTGCCGTCCTGATAGGGCATCGGTGCCTTGCGCTCAATCCATTCGAAGACTTCCTCTTTTTCGGCAGTGGTAAGAGGATCGTCTGGCGTGATGCGGCCTTCGCCATTCATAACAAACCAATGTTCCGTGATAGTTCCCTTGATGTCGTTGAAGTTATTAAGAGTCTTGTATTCACCCTTACCTTTATCGGAGAATAGATCATTAATGCGAATACGAAGCAGCGCTTGAGATGCTTGCTTAACAACTTCTGGCTTCTTTTGGCCAGCTTTGCGTTCAAGGATTTCATATACTACATTTGCTACGAAAGATTGTGAGCGGCGATGCAGGTTACCTGCCGTGATTTGTGCCTGTAGATCATTGCCTGCTTCGTCCTTCGCTTTGCGCGTTTCGGCGCAGAATACGCAGTTGAATTCAGGGCTCTTGTTGATCCTAACACCAGTGGTCTTATCCTTTCCCCAGCCATCCCAAAGAAAGATTGTTCCTTTGTTCTTGTCGTATAGGGGTTTAAGGTTGCACTGAACCATACCAACGCCCTTTACCCAGTGTGATACTTGGGTATTTGCCTTAAGGACTTCTAGCTCTTCTAGGAATCGAAAGCGGATGAATTGCGTCTTGTAGTCATATTTGACATACACGCTTTCGGTTGATTCGCTGCTGGTGGCCGGTGCATTAAAAATATCATTCAAGTTCATTTGTTAATTAATCTCCAAAAAAGTCAGTGTCAATCTCTTTAAGGGCTTCGAGTTCTTCATCTAATGTGTCATACGCTTCTCGGGCTTTATTTCCCCGCTTTCTCTTGACAACATCCTTGAAGTTACTCTCAGTATCAAACCATTTGCTATCATTCAGGCTCAAGCTATAGACTCCCAAAACAAAACTGATTGCTGCAAACCATTTTCGAATTGCTGCTTATTCATATCGCCAATATCTTTGACGCCTTGAGGATAAGCAAATACACTTGTCTCAATATCCGAAGTTAGCTTGAACCATTTTTCAATACCTCTCTTTCCTGGATCGTCATTATCTAATGCTAACACAACCTTGCGACCGTTGGCAATACGCTTGATCAAATTGATCTGAACCAGCGAAGGATTGCATCCCATAATGCAGACTGAATCTTGACCAAAGTAAGATGCTTTTAGGGCATCAATCGGGCCTTCTACTACGACAATAAACTCTGAATCGTGCCGAACAACCGGCATATAGAGTATCTTGTCCTTTGGCATACCCTTATTATAAGTTATTTTCGGGATCTCGTCAATAACCGTTCTTGCTGCACAGCCATAATATTTATCATCAAAGTAAATAGGGATCGTCACTCTTGCTCTTTCTGGATCAAAACCTATTTTATTTGCAAGAATGAAGTCTTTTGATAGGCCGCGTTTTACTAGATACGGATGAAAGTATCTGAATTTAATTAGTTCTCTTTCGTCGGCAGTGTATTGATTTTCCTCAATTTGCTGCTCTTCTTGTTCCAAAAGTAAATCTTCAAGTTCATCCAATTTTGGGGCATTATAACTATCAATCCCAAAATACGAAAGAAGCTTATTGATAGTACCTTTGTCTCCGCATGAGAAACAATTATAAGTTTTATCAATTGTGTTAATACTTAGGCTTGGCGTTTTATCGCGATGGAGTGGACAGTTTTGTAGTTTAAGCTCACCTTTTGAGCGATACGAGATCAAGAATCCTGCTTTCTGTAGCTTGGATTCAGTTACGTTTAGTTGATTTGACATATTTTGCAATAGCATTTGCGATATCTTGTCCTAGCTCGTAAATTGCGTCATCTAGTTCTTCTTGGATTTCCTGAGTGTCATCTTCATCTAATGTTGTATCGGAAAAAAGTTTCCAATAATCATCATCATCTTTTACCACGTAGACATAGCCCTTGTTTTGTAGTTGACTAGCGGTTGATCTAACTGAGCTAATTTCCCAACCAAGATGGCTTGCCGCAAATCTATCAGTTATTCCAGAATGATAATACTCCTTTGCATTAATTACGGAAAGAAGCTTTTCGCACCGCTTTTCTGCTGGCATATTCATTAGATGTTCCTCGTAAAAATAACTTCCTTGAATACCAATCCAGTTTGAAGTTTAGCATTTTTTAAATGATTAAACCTACGCCTGTTAATTCTTGAGAAGCCAAGTGAAGTATATAATTCAACGATTCTATCACTAGGATTATTTGTTGTCACTACTGGCCCAGGGTGCTTTGCTAGTAATTGTGCTAAGTCTACTTGATTCTCCCAAGGAAATGAAGCTTTTACATAGTGATTAAATTGCTCATCGTATGGTGGATCTGCAAATATAAAATCGGATTCATCGCAATTATGAATCACTTCCCTGAAGTCTAGATTTGTTATCTTCCAATCTTTTAGAACACTAGCTTCAGTCTCAAAATCTGTATTATATATTTTCGACATGCCAAATGGTGTATTAAATTTACCACTTTTATTGAATCTAATCACCCCATTATATCCAAATCTATTTAAGTAGTAAAATAATTCCGCTAATTCTCTACCATCAGTTACGCCATTTTCAATTAGATTATTAAACTCATTTCGCTTTGATAGATATAGCTCCTTGCTTCTTTCTTGTGGTGGCATAGTTGGGTTAATAATAAGTTGTTTGTATAAATTAATTATATAATGATTTGCATCGTTAACCCAAGCCCGATCTGGGATAATAAAAAATGGAACCGCTAAGCTTCCGCAAAAGGGATCAACGAATCTAAGGCTTTTCCCAGCATTAACCGAAGACCTTAGATAAAATCTCCATACATCTTCCTTGAGCCAGCTTTTGTTGCCAACTTGCTTGATTATTGGTTTGATATGAAAATTATTTGACATTATGCTAAACCATTCGCAACATCATCGGTAATGTCTTCGAATATTCCAGTTTCGGGCTTAACGCGATAGGCAAACTCGGTAAGGATGCCATTGCGATTCTTACGAACAGCAAACTTAAACTTAAACTTATCGGGCTCAGTTAAGTAGCGTTCTGAAGCTAGGCCAACGAACATATCTGTGTCAAAAGAGAACGATTTATTACCGCGAACATTATGAAGATCTGGAACCTCGCCACTCGTCATAGAGGCTGAGTCTGCTTGAACTGCTGAGATCATCAGTAGATTATTCTGTAGCGCGATACGCTTTAATTCTGCACTGATTGATACTTCCGAATTCCAAGAGAAGTCAGCATCTTGCAGCAGTGTCATATAATCTAGGAAAACAACGCGCGGCTTTAATTCTTGCACATATTTCTCAATAGTTTGAAGATTGATCTTTGTTTCCGTTGTCCTTGTAAGAATATGAGTATTTGAGCTATTTAGCTGTTTAACCAGGTCTTGATACTCTTTGGGGTCTACATTGTTATTGTGCAGATCTGTAAACGATTTGATGCCCTTGAGTGCCAATAAGCGGTTTGTTTGCTCCACTAGAGTCATTTCTAGAGAGATGTACAAAGAGGGAATGTTGTTTTCGTTCGCCGCTTTTTGCATATGAGTCATAATAAGCGACTTGCCGCCACCAGTTGCAGCGCATAGTAACAGGAAGTTACCAAGCCTTGGGCAGCAGATGTCGTCAAGCCTTCCAAGTCCAGTTGGAATAAGTGTTAGGTTTTCTTTTACCTTACGGTATTCTTCGGCAACCTTTTCTGGTTCATTTGCAATGTCAACAACTTGAGTGTTAGTGATTGCACTACGAATCTTAGAGAACTCTTTGTTCAGATTGTCTAGGGCAGTAATAGCATCATTCGTATCGGTTCCATTTTTACGAGCGGTGATAACGTCTCTAAGCACGATGTTTGTTTTTTCGTAGTAATAGAACTGATTAAGTTTCTCTACTAGATCGGTAATGGTGTAATCCGTTGAGTGCGGTTTAAATTTGTACGTTTCTTTAATGTAGGTCAATGAAGGCATATCATTCTTGCGATCATTGATCTTTTTAAATATTAACCAGTGATCCTCGAAGAAGTCTTTATCATAACGAAGATCGATGTACTCTTTTTCCTCGCACATTTTTGTAATAAGTGCGCGAAGAAGATAATCCTTTGTGTCTTTGTCGTAATTCATTAGATCCTCAAAATCTGGCAAACTTCCTGAACGCGATTAGTTAGCGAAGTTGTTTTGAGAGTATACGCCGGCTTCTTACTCTTTGCAAGTAGTTTTTTTATTTCTAATTCTACTGGCTCCTGTGGTGTTAATAATCTGACGCCATTATCTTCCATCTTGCCACCAAATGCTGGCACAAAGAACAGAAAGTCATATTCGCAGAATTCGAAAGCCAACTTCTCATACATTTGATGCTGTATTGTTAGATTTAAAAATGGTAACTTAGCGTTTAAAAATGCGAGCGGATCAAGCGTTGATCTATCTGCTATGTAGTTTTTTCCCATTTGTTTTTGTGCCCGAATTTGTTCCAATAAACATTCATATTGAAACTCGAATTGTTTTTCTACATCTTCTGGAACATCTCTTGCGCTTTGATACCCCAGTCGCCTTGCGGCAGCGGTTGGCCTACTATATGCGATTAGGCCATGAGTGTTTCCAACGATCTTATGTAGCTCAATAGCTAGGGTAGTCTTACCCGTGTTGTTTGCTCCCATTAAAGCAATTTTCATTTCAAACTCCAGTTGAGCCAAATCCGCCCTTGCGGTTCGATTGAGGGTGCTTGTTTGGTACTTCGCCCCATTCTAAATAAGCCTGAATACAGGGTGCTACAATGGCCTGCGCAACGCGATCGCCTGCAACAATATGGATTGCCTCGTTTGAGTGATTATAAAGGATTACACGCCATTCGTCACAGTAATCAGCGTCAATTATACCTGCGCCTTTTTCAATACTAAATTTAGCACTAAGGCCAGAACGTGATTCAATTCTAACGTAGAAGTTCTCAGGAATCAAGGCCCGCAAGCCAGTTCCAATAATCGCCTTAGAGCGAGCAGGGATCGTGACAGTTTCAGCGGCCTGTAGATCAAATGCCGCCGCGAGATCTGTCTTATAATCGGGCAACTGAACTACATCTGGACAGCTTTCTGTCTTTTGAAAAGTAATAACAGGAATAGTTTGATATACCATAATATTTTGGCTCATATGGCCCTCCTTGAATACCATTATAGCAAAAACCCCCTGCCGAAGCAAGGGGTTTCTTTGTTTCCTAGCGGATTGGACAAGCCCCTCCCGCGCAATCATTGCCAAGATCATCGTCCGCGCTTGAATGACCATTCTCAATCTTATTAAGCAGATCATGGTCGATCGGCGGGCAGTTCTTCATAATCTCATGATACTCTTCTTCCGTGACTGCCTCGTATGGCGGAAGATCATATTTATCATTAGATTTATTCTGGAAGGACACACCAATGTAGCTATCCCAATTATCATAGATCCAGTCAATTACTTGATCCCATTCATCATCAGCAACTTGAATTGTGGATGATACATTGTGATCGGAGTAGTCTTGTAAATATTGCTTATATCTTTCTAGCTGTGAAATGGCAGATTCGTCCGATGCCTTCATTTTGGCACCTGTATCAATGCCAAAGACTACGACCCAAGTTGGTACGGTTGACAAGCACTTCTTCTGATTCTCTGGCGTCATGGCGTCGAATTCCGCAGAAGAGATGCCTGACATGGGATCTGGATATACTTTGTAACCTTGCTTGAGAACCGTCTTAGCTAGAGCATCTTGACTAGAAATGCGGACAGTGCGCTTGATAAATGGAGCAAAGGACTTGTGAAAACCTGGCGAACAAGGCCCGGAAGCATTGAGTTGGCTAAGTGTTCCGCCGGGCTGAATGGTAGTCACCAAAAGTGGGGTAGGAACTCTCATCTCTTTTGCATATTTAGCAGCTTCATCATTTGCAGCACTCTTTAATAGGTTAAAGATATAACCTCTTTTATCATCTGAGATACCGCACTTGTCGAATGCATCTTCTACGCCAGTTAGATTTACGCCAAGCAATCTATCTCGCTTTTGGTTTTTATCCCATTCTTTTAATGAAATATCTACATTAGTGATTCTTAAGCAGTGACGAGCGGAGTTTCGTACCGCTTTTTCTAACTCGTATAGCTGCAATTCATTTTTATCATTAATAAATGCAGGAACGAATACGGTTGAAAGATTACAAAATCCCTTGTTAGCCAAAATGATTTCAACGCATGGATTGAAACCGGAAAACCACGGCCTGCGCCGGTTTGCGGCTTCGGCGTTAATAAATCCAGGCTCATATGACTCTTTGATTGATTCAATAAGCGTGCCAAGATATTCTTTCGTTGGCTTTTCCCAGAAAGCAATGGAGTTGTTTGACATTGCACGATGATACTTGCCAGTCAGCCAATAGCCCTTCTTGGCGTAAATGGCTTCTTCTTCATCTGCGTCAACCATAGCTAACTCGGCGGAGCGTCTAACACCCCCGGCAACTACATTCTCTGCTGCGATATTACAGATATCTAATACATCTACAGGTTTAAGCGTACCATCAGTTGCCGCGATTATTTCATGCATCTTTTTAATCATTTGAGCGTATGGCTCTGGGCCAGATGCTTTGCCTCCGAAACGCTTTAACCTCTCACCTTTCGGGCGAACATTGTCTAGATTAAGAATGATCTTGTTGAGCTTATCATTCCTCATTAAGTTTAGGAAAACTTCTAATCCGTTCGCCCATGCTTCGCGAGAATCGCCAATAGTAAGAACACCAATACCGTCTGCGCTGCAAGAAGACCAAGTATCTTCGTTTCGCAGATGTGGCTGTCTAGATTGATACTCTTGAATTTCTAATGAAATCTTATTATTAAACTTAGGAAGTTTCTCAATATGCTGCTTTTGAACAGAGAATCCTACGCCTGTTCCTACCATCAAAAGGAAGAATAGGTCTTTAATGTCCTCGATTTTTTCAATAGCAGTAAATGAACAGTTGAAGTTTGCCTCACTTACGTGATCAATAATTTCTGTTCCGCCAACCCATAGAGTTCGACCAGCGGGAAGGTAACGAAGATTGAAAACATCGTCAAACATCTTTTCTGCTTCTTGCGCTAGTTCTTGATGGCCCTTGGGGCCGCTATATAGCCTGAATGAGTAGTTTACAACTCGCTCGCAGGTTTCAAGCCAAGTCTCTCTGCGCTTTTCTAACCAGCGCGAATAGGTTCGTAGGTATACGAACTCTGACATTGCATTCCTGAATGGGCTAATGCCTTCGTACTTCTTAAGAAAATCTTTCGTTAGGAATACCATTTTATTTAACCTGTGGACAGTAAAACCCCCCGATTAAGAGGGGTTTTATAAAGGGATGCTGCTCTCCTTGTGAGTATAATTTTAGACCGTACCTGCAATTCTCCAAACATCTTCGCCATCTTCGTTTTGGCTTTTAACTACTAGTCCATCTTCTACCAATTCATCTAGTGCGTCGAGAAGTTTGAATGTGGCGTATTGATTTAATTTTTGGTGTATATATTCTTCTGGGACACCTTCTGGATATGTATCAGCTAATGTATTCCAGAAGCTAAAGAACTCATCATATGTTTCGAATAGTTCCATGAAATATTCATTTTCTTCAAAGAGATGAAGATCTTTACCGTATTCGAATTTGTTTATGATGATAAATGTCTGTTCATTTTCCACTTTGCTCACCGAATCTTTCGCCCTTCAATCTGTAAAATGTAGAGCCGTCGTCTAGCGTATGCTCTTCTATGTTATCAGATCCAAGCTTCTGGCGCAACTTATTTATCGTAGCATTTACGGCGTAATTTGCCGCGTTTTCCTGAAGGGTCTTTCGTATAATTCCATTTGGGTAGAATCTAGATTGCATATTGATGAACTCTAGAAATTCATCATATGTATCAAATAAATCTTGGAATTCAAGGTATAGCTGCTTGCGTTCTGATTCTATTCCGATGATTCTAAACAGTGGTATTAACTGATTGTCTTTCATGATACATCCTTACGACAGTAAGATTGAAGCCAATATTTGGCTTATCTTCAGTTCCGCCAGTCTTTGTGATCTTACAGACGTAAAGATCCCCGCTTTTTACAATGTTTTGCCAGATGTCAGAGTTTAAATCGCGCTTGATGTAGCCAATACAATTTCCAGTATCATTATGAACAACTGAAACAGCCGTTGTATCATACTTGTTATCAAGCTCTGGGATAAGGACAGCGAAGTCGCCGTCGTTTACCTTTTTGATGTGTTCCTGATCTCTGAATGTTGTTCCAACAACTGAAGTGTAAAATGTTTGCCTATTAGCATCAGCATACTTTTCAAGCAACTCTTCGTTAAGCAGTTTCATCATTTGTCTCCTTGAATAGGGGGAAATATGGCCCCCTGAAACCACATCCGCAGATGTATTTTGCTACAATTGCGCCGGGTGTATTATCAACATAGCGGCTGACTTTCTTATTGCAGCCCTTGCAATTATAGAATGTCTCCCTGATTACTACATTCTGGTTGATTAGGCTTTGCATCTTTTGCTCTCCTTTTTGACCCAGGTTTATTATATATGGCAATCTTCATTTGGTCAATATATGTAGTCTTTTCTATAGGGAACTTATGGCTTATGTCGCAGATAATAGAGGATACAGAGTCTGTTCTAAAGATTGTTTTTACGAATAGGAAGTCAATAGATTCGGCATCTTCTTCGCTCTCTAGGGCTATTCCCTCTTCGCTCTCTTCTATGATTAGTTGGTTGTATACGTTATCTATAGTATACACTTCCATGGTTTCTTCGTCAACATGTGTGACGAATCCGTGAACACTATATCCATCAAGGAAGTTTATTCTTGCGAGTGTTTTTTCTTTTACTAGGTTTTTTAGCGGGCGTAGCATCACCTGTCTCCTGATTCTTGTATGCTAAATACATTCCAAGAGTATCTATTTGGTGCTCAGAGTATGCATCAGCAAAAGGGAATATATTAATTATTTTTTCTCTTAATTCTGCCTCGCTAATATTACCTTTTCCAGTGGATAGCTTCTTCCATTGGCTGGGATTCATTCTTACTAGTTTTGCCTCCGCGAATCCGGCGTAAGTCATTATCATTCCAACGATGTTTCCCATTATTTGGACGAACTGGGATTCGGCGACAACGACCTTGACATCATATTCTTTTGACAAGTTACATAGTATTTCATAAAATTCATACATTCTTTTTTCTTGAGAATGCTTTCCGTTGAATTTTATTGTTTCACTATATTTAACATCGCCATCTTCTGTAAATATTGTAACTGCTGCAAATCTAATGCCAGGATCTATAGTTAGAATCAAAGGCCCATGACCCCATCTGGGTCTGGGTGGAATCTTGGATCCATTTTGGCTACCGCTGTCGGTACGAATGATGTTCCCATATTCGAGATCTGAACTGGCTCCTCAGCACCAACCTCCCTTAGTACATCGGTAATTAGATCTCTTAGGGAAATAAGCTGAGCTACATTTGCAGTTAGACTTACATCATCTCTAAAAATGAGATCATATTCATCTAAGACAGGCTCCAATCTCCAGTTTGAATCATCACTCTCATATGATAGTCCCACGTACTTCTTCTTCATTTTGTGCCTCCATATAAACCTGTAGTACGGTCTTAACAATTTCAGACCTGACTACATCGTTTGGCCCGAATTTGAAATATCCTATACTATTATGGCCTTCAAATAAGGGAATGTCAAGTACGCAGCTATCAGATTTGCGAATATCAATCTGCTCAGTATCATAGGTTACGACCGCTCTGCTGCCAAAACCAATGCGTGTAAGCACCATCCTAAGCTGCTCACGTGTCATATTTTGAGCTTCATCAATAATTACGAATGCGTCATTAAGTGTTCTACCGCGCATAAATCCAATTGGCACACATTGAATTACTTCTTCTTCGAGTAATTGTGCCAATTTTTCTTTGCCGATAAAGATTTCTAGATTATCATAGATTGGAACCAGATAGTGAAACAGTTTCTCTTCGGCAGAGCCTGGTAAATATCCAAGTGATTTACCGGCTTCTACATTTGGTCTGGTAATGATAATCTTTTTGATTTTATTATTTGCTAACTCATCAAGGGCTAGTTGGCAAGGGATTAAGGTCTTGCCCGTCCCTGCTGGCCCACCAAGGAATGTTAGTGTATTTTCCTTTACAATGGCGTGCGCCTTCGCTTGTGACTCGGTTTTTGGTTTAAATGGCTTTACTCTTGCGTATTGAGTTTTCTCATAAGGTAGTTGTTCTTCAAATTGATAGTCCTCGTCTGAGCGTCTGCGTCGTCTGCCCATTTAATACTCTTTCGATACAAAGGGTGGGAAACAGCCTCCACATATTATTTTTACTACAGCCTTGAGCTATTTTTGGCTTTATTGCTGTATTGTGGCCGTTTTTAACTAATCTTTCTTAGCTTCTGACGCTTTTATTTTTTTAGCTTTTTTCTTATTTTCTTTCTCTATTTTCCAATCTGATTCGCACTGCGTCTTGAAGTTGCAATATGAGCATTCGGAAACTCTCTTAAATGCTGGCATAATGCCATTCTTAAAATCATTCGTTAATTCACTTACCTTATCTTTAACTTCTTTCCATACGCTATGATCAAATCTGACTTCAACTTCGTGAAACAATGGATCTGCGCCAGGCACTTCATCTTTGCAAGAATCTGATAGCATATGATTCTTATTAACAAATAGGAATAATGTTTTATCAAGTCCAAGTGCATGCATATAGCAATGTGCCTGAAGGATATACTTTTTATATACAGAGTTGTATTTTAAAAGTCTTTCGTATGCTTCGCCGTTTATTGTCTTAATCTCAAGAAGGTATCTTTCCCCGTTTAGGACTACTACGCCGTCATAGTGTCCATTTAAATTAGGAAGTATCTTTAGCTCCTCTTCAAGAGATTCAATAATGCCCGCCCTTTGCAAATACCCTTGAATCATTTCGTGAATCAGTGTTCCTTGCTCAAGAGTAAACACGCTGATATGATCAAGCTGCTCTTCATATCCAAGCAACTTATACATCATCTTTCGCTTACATCCACCTATGCCAGATGCTCTAAATTGCGCCTCTTCTTTTGGTGGATAGGTTTTCTTGCTTTCCAACTCCATTTGCTCTATAAGAACTGGAAGCAATTTTCTTTTAATTGCAGGGGCGTAGTTGTTAACCCCTGCAAAAATGTCATTTAAATTCAAAGCTTAATTACCTTAATAGTGTCTAGTTGTGTTATTCCGTTAATTTGTTCAAGTATAACACAACCGTGAATTGGAGGACTACCCTTCAAATGGCCTTCCATAGAATACTTCAAACCTTCTAAATTGGCAAGTGTTCCGGTTTGAATAATCGCACTATCGTAGTCATATTGAATGCCAAGTTTGTGAGTATGGCCGTGTAGGAATACTTTAGCATCAGGCAGATTGAATGCTGGCTTCCACTTCTCATACCAGGCACGCACTGTCCTCACTGAAGCACCATCCTTACCACTCACAAACCCGTGAGAGAACATTGCATCACCTAAGAACATACAGTGGCTTAATTCCTCTTCGAAGCCCTTGCAATCACTTGGCAGAGTCTCGCGTGAACGAATTACATTATCTAGTCCGTGGCACATATAGTCATAAGGATGAGTTAGAAGGAAGTGCAAGTCTGGGGCGATATTATTGCCAAGGAACCTGCGCCAACGATCGTGAACGTGGTTATCATCAAGCATAAAAACACATTCAAATTTATCTGCAAGCATTTCCAGCATTGCACGACCTTCGGCAATTTCTTCTTTGAAGTTTTCATGTTTGAACTTTGCATGCGTGGATAGGCGATCACCGTTAAGGAAATCGCCGTTGATTACTACAATACTACAATGATTATCTAGGCCAATATTTACTGCACGCTCAAAGCACCCTGCATCATAGTTCGGAACGTGAACATCGCTTAGGACTAGAATCTTGTCTAAATTTGTAGGCTGAATAGGTTTCTTCTTTTGTTTGGTTGGTTTTCTAGAGATTAATTGATCAATTTTTTCGACATATTTATTAAATATATCTGATTCTTCGAGATCAATCTCGCCAGCTATAATCTTAGCAGCAAGACCAAAGAATCTATCTTTAATATCCTGAATGCTAGTAGTCGTAGCAATTGACTTTGTTTTTAGCAGATACTTGTGAATGTTCTGCCACGTTTCGCCGTCTTTGCGTAGCTCAAGTACGGCTTCATAAAAGTCTTTGTTAAACATTAGTAACCCTCAATCTGGGTTGGCTTACGATTTAAGATGTATGTTCTCGCTAAACTTTGATTGGGTACATCTACGGAAATTGGCAAAGATAAGGCTGTTGGGACTTTGTGTAGTTTATCTAAAAATAATGTATTATGGACAAAACGAGCTAGGTGCTGTTGCCGATTTTCTTCTTCAGTCATGCTGGCCTCCATTTGCGGTTTTAATTAACCGCTCTTCTGATTCCCTGATAATCTTAGATAGATTTGCGATACTACTGCTCTCAATGATTTTATCCTTGATCATTAGTTGAGAAGCCGCAACAAATAACGAATCTAGTCTACCATGAAATGGTTTGTCTGCCAACTTCCAGGGGCTAAATTCTCCAGCTTTATAGGAAACAATATATGGGTCGCCCTTTGGCGGCTTAATTTCATAAGCAGTATCTTTTGTAAACTTGTGCCTGCAATGGAGTTCATATCCATATTTATAAGCTCTTAAACCATATAAGCCTTGAGTATCAATAGAAATGATATCACTTTCTTTATCCTCTTCTTGTGTTCCATTTTCTTCGACTACTAATTCGGTTGCAAGAAGATCTTCAATATCAATTTCTTTTTTAAAATTATTCTTCCTTGGTCTACCCATTATTGACTCCTTCCAGAATAATCCACTTTAATTCTTATAGGAAAATCTTTATTTAGATTCTCTAGCGTAACATATCTTTCTATTCTTTGCAATACGCTTTCAAGGGTTTCGTTTTTTTCATCAAAAAAGTGCTCCCTAATTACATCGCCTTTAAAGTCGTTAATTAGTTGAGCACGTATTTTCCTATGCATTGTAGCACCAAATTTATTCACTATATTGCGAATAGCTAGATGCGGCATTTACTATTCCAAACAAGAAGAATGTGTAAAGCATTAGTCCGGTAAACGCCAATAAATCTTTTCCTAGTAAGTAAATTAAAGCATCTTGCAGCATTTTATTTCCTCGATTATGTCCTGGTACGGGACTCGAACCCGCATTGCCCCTATTTTATGATGGGCATCTTCTCCAATTAGATCAACCAGAACAGGCCCGCCTACCAGGACTCGAACCTGGCCGAAGAATTTAGAAGATTCTTGTGCTGTCCACTACACTATAGGCGGAAAACTTTTATTTTTTCTTTGCGGCTTTTGCCTTCTTGGCTAGATCTAATGCAATTGCCTGAGCTTGCTTTTGATCGTATCCTTCACCAATTAAAGTTTTAATGTTTTCTGAAATACTTTTCTGTGAGTATCCCTTTTTAAGTGGCATCGGTTTGAAATTCCTTTTGCTGTACACTAACATTGTGAGATTTTTCCTTCTCTTCTATAATTCTATCTAATTCTTTAAATAGCTTGAAAAGACTTCTAAACTCTTCTAGTGCTAGAGATTCTTCGCAATGATTTGACCAAGCAAACCTTGAGCCATAAATAATATTGAAAATTGAATCAATTGGCCTGTGTTCTAGTTCAACGCGCCAGATACCTTCGACTAATGATGTTGTAATTTCAGATACAAATTCTTCTCTCATATCATCCTCCAGTGGAAGCTGTGGGGTTCGAACCCACGACCCAGCTATTATGAGTAGCTTGCTCTAACCACTGAGCTAAGCTTCCATTTGTCGGCCAAGTCGTCCAAAACTCTCTACCGACAATACTATTATAGCATGACCATATTGAGTGTCAATTACATTGTTGAAGTTTCTGCCCTAGAAGCATTTGTAATTAGATGGGCAAAGATAGAATCCCTGTTTTCTTTTAATTCTTTTAATGAATTAAAGCCTAGATAGCTTAATCCTGATTGTATTCCATCTGTTAGATCTTGTAGGATTTCGTCTAGTGGTTTTGTTGTGCGAATTTTTGCGGTTATCCCTTCTGCTGCACGTTTGATTCCGCGCTCTTTCATAACATCCTCTGATGCCATGCCTCTGTATGCTTTATAAGCAACGCCATCAACGTGAAATACTTCTCCGGGGCCATCCGTGGCCTGAGCCAACAATGAACCAATCATTACGGCATCTGCACCAAGCGCTAATGCTTTGACAATATCTCCCGAATTCTTAATTCCACCATCTGCAATAATAGTGGGCATTTTTTGAGAATAACCATATAAAGCCTCATAAACATTTTTGACAGCAGTTGCTTGAGGTACACCACATCCTGATACACTTCTAGTAGAACAGACTGGTGAAGGCCCAATTCCGACTTTAATTGCATCAACTCCGATTTTTGCGAAATCAAGTGCCGCTGCTCTTGTTGCAATATTTCCAACCATAAGTGGGATATGTTCATAATTATTTTTAATAAACTCCGCTAATTTCAAAACATTTGATTGATGAGCATGTGCAACTTCAATTAGAACACAATTTGGATTTGTATTATCTATCTGCTTTTTTGCCTCTTCGCGTGTAATTGATCCAATCGGAAGAACTGCATAATATGAATCCCGTATTAAGTCTTTAATAATTTCTTGATAGTCGCAAAAACGGTGAATGATCCCAAGTGCGCCAAGATTTTCTAATTTCATTACAGTCTTTTTGTCTACAACTGTATCCATTGGTGCTGCGATAATTGGTGTATCTAGTTTTGCCCCGCAAATTTCCGTAGATAAGTCAATTTCCCTACGCGATGTTCCAGAAAACTTTCTTGGCTCTAGAAGAATATCGTCATACGTAAAAGCAGTATGATTGTAAATGTTCACTTTGATAAATACCTCGACAAATTCATTGCGGACTTTGGAACTCCCATATCCTGCCAATGTGACTCTAGAATTATACCTCTAGCGCATTGATTGTCAACATAGTGGTTGTTTACATCTGTGATTTCGAGTTCGTTTCGCCCGCTTGGCTTAAGATCTTTAATAATCTCAAATACATCTGGGGTATAAAAATACAAGCCAGTTACTGCTAGTTTGCTCTTTGGACGCATCGGCTTTTCTTCGATCTCAAGAATAGCGCCTTTTTCGTTCACTGTTGCTACACCGAATCTTTTGGGGTCATTTACTTCTTTGAGGAATAAATAACATAAGTTGCCTTCATCATTTTCAAAGTCGGCAACTTCATGATCAAATGATTGTTGATAATAATTATCACCAAGAACTACGGCAAACTTTTGCTCGTTAACAAATGGTTCTGCCAGTTTTAGCGCTTGAGCAATTCCGGTAATTGGCCTATGCATTTCTTGGACACGATAAGTTAAGTGACAACCGTACTCTTCTCCATCGCCAAGAAACTCGATAATATCACCACAATGCTCTCTTGAGGATGTAATTAAAATTTCATTAATCCCGCTATCAATTAAGGTTCGCAAAGGGAAAAGAATTTGAGGCACTGCACCTTCTTTGGTGTAAATTGGCGCCATCCCTTTGTTGTTAACCCTTGTAAATGGGGAGAGGCGGGTTCCGTGTCCGCCTGCGAGTATTACGCCCTTCATTCTAATCCTCCGAATATCTCTTCCCAATCAATAATAAAATCAGTGACTGGCTCTTTTGGCGAATAATCCCAATTTATTTCTTCTGGTAATTTATCTGATTTCTTTCGGTTGCATTCTGCACAAAGACAACAAGTATTTAGCCAACTATTTAGTTTATAGGTAAGTTGCCGATTTTTTGACACCTCTTCCCATCTAGATTTTGGTATCAAATGTTCCAATGTCAATTTATTTCTTTCTTTGCAACCACACATTTGACATGTATAATTATCACGTCTAAATACCGCTCTTTTGCTATAAGCTACAGGTATTCTGTGCACATAATTAACATCTTTTAACACTATAACATCTGGGATGTTAATTGTCAAATATTGTGATCTAATAACTTCTTTTCTGTCTTTCAAAGAGAAGGCTTTATTTAATACTAATAAAATTATAGCCTTTTCTACGCTAACTCTAGCGATCGGCAAAAAGGAAGTATTTAATACCACAATTTCTTTCATTAGTACACCTACCGGAAGTCATGGGTAATTAGATCATGGTAAATAAGATCTTTTAAATAGATCATGGTAAATAGATCATGTAAATAAAAGATCATGGTAATTAAAGATCTTAATATATTTATATTTATATAGATCATGTAAATACTCGTCCTCACGTCCGAGCATTAGTTTAGCACGTAAAAAAACTTTCGTCAACCCCCCTATTTTCTTATTGACTCCTACTCTTTGCGGTGCTAATATTTAATCATATCCACGAGAGGAGAATAACGTGACAAATATTAATTCGAAGGATGTAATGGAATTAACCGTTAAAGAACTTATTGCAATGGTTCTTGAAGAAAATGGTACGTTTGCCGATTTTACCTTTAAGGAGCAGGTATCGAACGAGGTAATGGCTTTTATTTCTATTGGTTTATTTGAGACGGCAGTTAAGTTAAAAGAAATTTTTAATGATGCCGTCGAATCCCTGAACATTGATGTATCAGAAAATTTTCAATCAGTTGTTAATGGTGGAGAGAATGAATAATTATTCGAAAGAAATTTATCTTTGGAATGCTGGTTATGTCCGCTATTTTAATCACTATGGTGATGATAATACGCCACTCATCACAGCCCGGATGTCCACTTTAAATCCAACAGGGCTAGATAAGAAAAAAGACGATGCACTTCGCTCATTCTTGTGGAGGCATGGACATGTTTCTCCTTTTGAGCAGGCCGGACTAACTGTTGAGATTCAGGTTCCGATTTTTATCGCCCGTCAGTTTATGCGCCATAAAAGTTTGCACGTTAATGAGTTCAGTATGCGCTATTCTGAGCCATTACACCTCTATTATGTTCCAGAGCCAGATTATATTGCATTAGACAATAAGCATAATAAACAATCAAGCGGCGAACAGGCATCTGAAAAACATATTAGTGAATTTATTAATGATGCAGAATGTGATGCAATTTTGAATCAGGCTAGATATGAAAAGCATAGGAATCGCGGAATTGCAAAAGAGCGCGTTAGGGACTTTCAGCCAGTTAGTGCTTATACTCGAATTATGGCAACTGCTAATTTAAGGGATTGGCTATTCTTTCTCCAGAAGCGGCTAGCACAAGGAGCACAGCGTGAAATACGTGACCTATCTGAGGCTATTTATTCTATACTTAAGGATTTGTTCCCTCTTTGTTGTGATGTATTCGAGGAACACACACTTGGTTCAGAAACCTTTAGCAAGACAGAGATGCAAGTATTGAAGAAATGGCTACTTAGTGGCAACAATGCTGAATTATTATTTGATAATCTATGCAAGAAGGAAGGATTGAGTGATTCTCGAATTAGGGAATTAAAAGAAAAGATTGGTAATTCATTTCTAATTAAAGCAGATTAATTAAAAGCCCCCGAAAGGGGGCTTGACTTTTGCTTGCAAGATGTTTATAATATTGATATATCGAATATGAGGTATTTGAAATGGCAAGAGCTAAAAGAGTAGAGGAAGTTAATTTCTCAGAAGATATGTCAATGCCCGAAAAGGCTAAACTACTAAGGGATCAAATCAACTCTCAAATGAAGAGAGTTATATTACAGCAATACGCCTCTGATACCCCAGAGGCTCTTGGCATTTCAAGGATTAGTTCCGGCATCCCTACGCTTGATAGGATTCTTGGAAAAGGCCCTAATGGTTGGGGATGGGCTCGTGGCCGTTTTCATGGTATTCATGGCCCTTCTAGTGCCGGTAAAAGTACGCTTGTTTTAACTAGTTTAGCTGAGGCTCAAAAAGAAGGCATTGCTGTTCTGATTGATAGTGAATGTACATACGATCCCTCTTATGCTGCTTCGATTGGTATTGATATTGATTCTCTTTTAGTTATGAACCCAACTTGCGCTGAAGAAGCATATGATACCATTGAGACTCTTGCTAAAAGTGGAATAGTAAGAATGATCGTTATTGATTCTCTCGATGGTTTAGTTCCGCGATCTATTGTTGAGGCAAGCGCAGATGATCAATTTATGGGCCTTGGAGCTAGAGTTAACAACAGGTTCCTAGCCAAGATTCCAACAATCTTAAGGGAAAATGATTGCACTCTTTTGATCGTATCACAGATCCGTCACAAGATTGGCGGATATGGAAACCCCGAAACGGTTAATGGCGGAAACGGATTGCTTTACTATTCTAGTTCCCGCGTAGAGATTCGCAGAGATGAAGAACTAACATTCAATGGAGAAAAAGTTGGTCAACTTGTAAAAGTAATCACAAGAAAAAACAAGTCTTCCTCCCCTCAGCAGGTTGCTTTCTTTAGAATAGATTGGGGAATTGGAGTAAATAAGGCTCACGGCATATTAGAGCTTTGCGTATCTAGTGGAATTATTCATAAAGGTGGTGCTGGCTGGTTCACATTACCAGACGGCAATAAGATACAAGGGGAAGATGCTTTACTCAAGGAAATAAATTCAAATGAGCAACTAAAGAATGAACTTATGCGGAGATTGGAAAATGGAAAACAAGAAGAAGCAAACTAGAAGAACTGGAAGAAAGCATACCGCTGAAACGAAGGCCCTAATCAGTGAAAGGAGAAGAGCTAGGACTACTCAGCCTCGCAATGTATCACAGAGCAAGAAAAGGACTTCGTTTTATCAAGAGCTATTGAATGACTATTCGGATAATTCAGAAGCGCTGAAATGGATAGAAGACAATAAAAACGAATTAGGTCATGTTGAGGATTTAAATTCTAGAGAGCAACTTCTTGAAATTTATAACAAACATGGTATACTTACAGAGTATCTTGAAATGTACTCTAAGGTTTATGAGGAAAAATGTGGAGACATATTGTTTTCAGATGAGCGAACTCCAGTTAATGTTCGCTCAGATGATCCTTGGGAAATGATTGAAAACATTGATGAATATAACTCTATTTTCGGGGAATTTTCTAATGAGTGATGGCCCAGAAGACTTATTAACAGCAAGGTTAATTAGGCAGCAAAACGAAATTGCCGAACTTAAGTTGTCTAATGATATTTATTCAACTGCTTTAAAGTTCTGTGATAGCTTTATTCAGCAAACTATTGATTCAATGCCAGAACCAATTATTTTGCGCGAAATCGCAGAACTCATAGAAGATCAATTATATATAGATTTTCTTAATCAGCATGCCAAACTAATTGACCTTTATAAAACCACATTAGATGTTAGTCGCGATGGTGTACAATGAAGAAGAAAATTATTTATCTCCCGGCAGATTTCGCAGGTTGCGGCCAATTTAGAATGATTCAACCCGCGAAAGATCTTAAGAAAATGAACGTTGAAGATCTTGAATTTGAATTAGTTCACGATAAAGTATCTAATAACACTAACTTCGGAACTCTTATTTCTGTACTCAAAGATTACGATGCAGTAGTGTTTCAAAGAGTAGCTTCCCCCAAAATTCTTGGCATCATGAAGGAAGTCAAGAAAATGGGGAAGAAGATCTATATGGATATTGATGATGCATTGTTGCATGTTAGCAAGAGTAATCCGGCATATAGGGTATGGAATCCAAACTCAGATGCTTGGACTACGCTTAAAGAGGCACTTAAGCTTTGCGACAAAATATTTTTCTCTACTCCGCAGCTTTCTGAAGTATATGCAATTGATAACTGTGCCGTTTTTTTTAATGGCTTGAATCTTCAGGATCCTATTTATCTTCCAGAGCGTAATAGATATAACGACATGCCGCGCAATAGGAAGGTTATAGGTTGGGCTGGTTCCAGTAGCCATCTTGAATCACTCAGAGAGATCACAAAGCCTATTAAGAAGCTTATCTCGCAAAGAGATGATGTCTCATTCGCGCTTTGCTCTAATCCAGAGTTTCTTCAATTATTTGATATTCCTAAAGATAGGAAGCTATATGTTCAGCATAAGCCTTTCGAGGAATGGCCTCCCGTCATGTCTATGTTTGATGTTTCTCTTGCCCCGATTGTTCCTGGTATTTTTAACTCCTGTAAGTCAGAATTAAAGGTTCTTGAGGCTGGCGTTTGGGGTGTCCCAAGCGTATGTACTCTCGAAGCACCATATAAGCGCTTTAATGAGCTATCCGAAGGCGGCAACCTGCTAGTTTACAAAAACGATGTAAATGAATGGGTTCGTAAGATTAGTACACTTTTAGATGACTCAGAAAAAAGACAAGAAATGGTGTTAAAAACTAAAAATACTATTGAAAGCATTTATAATCTCAGGGAAATTAACAAAAAACGTGTTGATTTCTTTAGAGAGGAGTTATTCTAATGCCTCGAAGAAAAGTTGATGCCAATGGAGAGCCGATAAAGCCTGCAATTAAAAGAAGGCCCGGTCGCCAGCTAAGCACTGAGCAAAAAGCTAAAAATGTCGAAGAAAATGTTCGCAAAAAAATAATTGAAGAAAAAAAGGAAGAGATGTCCGTTACTGCTGAGAAAATTGCTAAGGAAATGGCAGCAAGAATGGACTTGGAGATTACGCAAGAATTATCTGATATTCAGAAAGAAGCTGCCTTGCTATATGCAAGCGGATATAGTATTGCTGAAGTTAGCGATAAAGTTCACATAATGAACACAACTTTTGAACAGTGGCTTAAGATTCCGGCTTTCTCTAAACAAATCAATGAATATATTTATAGTGATGGTCTTGTTAATAAATCAGAAAGGGTTAGGGCTGCCAAGCGTAGACTACAGAAATTAAACGACGCCTTTTTTGATAAACTTGATGATATTGATCAATTAAGTGTTACAACAATCTCGAAAATGATTATTGAGCATAATAGAGAATTGTCTGAATTGGTTGACAAGAAAGAGGATGGCGATAATAAGCAAGACATCTCTATTCTTATTGTTAATCATTACAAGAATCAGGGTAAGCAATATAATGAAATTGATGACTTATTAAATGACCCCGAATTTAAATTTCCCGTTATTGACATAGAGGCAGAAGATGCATAGTGATATAGCGGAAAAGATTTACAATAGATTCTTAAAAGATCCTGCTGGGTTTTGTGTTGCGTTTACAAAAATGTTCTATGACGCTGATGGCGCAAAGCAGGATTTATACCCAAAGCAAGTAGAGTTCATGAATCTAGCGAAACCTAATGAAAAGGTCTCGGTTGTGGTCAAGAGTCGCCAGAGTGGCTTCTCTACTGCGATCAAAGGCAGAGCGATTCATAAAGCATATTTTGGAATTGTTCCAAACATTCTTATTTGCTCCGCTTCACACCTTCAGTCTGTTAAATTGCTTCGAGAAGTTAAAGAAGTGATTAATTCAATGCCTGAGTTTATGCGCCCAGAACTTGTTAAGGAAACTGAAACCGAAGTTCACTTCGCATCTGGCACCAAGATTATTTCCCTACCATCTAACCCCTCTACGGTTCGTGGTTATTCGGCTGAAGTATTCTTGGACGAGTTTGGCGTCTTGTCGCGCAAAGATTCTGAGGAAATGTGGGCCGCCCTATTACCATCCTTAACTAAAGGCTGGAATATGACGGTAGTCTCAACACCTCGCGGCAAGAATAACCTCTTCTTTGATTTATGCAATCCAAAGTATGATGACGACGGAACGCAGATCGGCGTTAGGCCAGATAAGCTAATTAAGATCCACTGGTCAGAAGTTCCTCACGTAAAAAAAGCAGTTGAAGAAATGGATCTTACGAGCAAGATGCCGCATAAATTATTTCTTCAGGAATACTGCTGCGAGTTTGTTGACGATGAAGATAGCGTACTATTCGATTCTGAGCTAATTCATGGAAAGTTCATTGACAAAACATCAAGTTTCGTAGTATTAGATGAAGTTGAAAGATTAAATGGTGACGATTGTCCAGATAGTCTTGTAAATAATGAATTAAGAAAAAAATATGACAAGATATACGTCGGATTCGACCCAGCTATTACGATCGACGGCTCTGTTATAACCGTATGGGGCGTCAATGGTGAAGAATGGGAACATATATTCATAAGGACTTTGCCGAAGGGTATGGAGGTTGGGCCACAATGCGATTATGTTAGTAGAATAGCTTTACACTTCAGGGCAACAAAAGTTGGTTTCGATAAAACTGGCGGCATGGGCGTAGCTTTCGAGTCTAGACTAAAAGAGACGAAAATTAATCATCTACTATATCCTGTTACGTTCTCGACAAACTTCAAGACTCAGGAATACACGGAGATTAAGCACAGGATGGAGAGTCATAAAATGAAATCTCCAGAACATCATGAGATGATTAAACAGTTTAAGAATTTGGGATTCAATCCGGTAACGGGTAGAATTGCAGCAATGGGTTCCTGGAGAACCAATCACGACGACATACCCTCTGCTATCATTTGTGCCCATGCCTGTAGGACTAGGCGTAACAATAGCGGATTCTCTTTCATTTGAGGTAATTAAATGCAACCATTTGATGATGAACAAGTAAAGCGTGAATTAGCTACCGAGCTTCATAACTTTCCAAAAAGTGTTGGTGAAGTTCCCTCGAAGCCTAGTATTACCTCAATTGAAGAAACCAAGACCACTAAGATTCCAAATGTAAAAGATGTATACAATAGGGAATATTCTGCCAAGACAGGTGTTCCATTGGCTCATCCACTTGAGTTAATGACTCTTATTGTCAATGAAAACTCTTGGGCTGATTTAGCTGTAAAAACTATTGGAGCATCTTGTGCGTCAACTACGCCGCTTTTTCAGGTATTTAGTAAAGCCAATGGTCGAAATAAATCTAAGGCGGCGAATAAACGTGTTGAAATGTTAATGGATAAACTAACTTACCCAAATCCTCATCAAACTGGGTATGAATTGTTTCTCACTACATATGAAAACCTCGCTACATATGCAAATGCTTATTGGCAAATTATTCGCACAAAGTCTGGCGAGATTCATTCAATTTACACACTGCCCCCAGAAACGATTAGAGTAATTCCTTTTATTGACAAGTTTGGCATCCTTCATTGCGCTTATTACCAAAAAGATGTTGTAGATATGCGTAACGGCGACATCTTCTTAGAGCATGAAATTATTCACTTTAAAGATACTAATGAGAAGTCATTCCTGTACGGCAAACCCCGAATGTACTCAATGATGGGGCATATTACAGCTAATGCACAGTCACTTCAGGCAATTAACAATTGGTTTGAAGAAGGATTTGCTGGTGGCGCCATCTTTAAAATGGATGCTGACGAGCTTGTTGCTCAACGCAATCGCGAGTTCTTACGCGATCACTATTCTGGCGCAAAGAACTATGGACGAATTCTATTACTAGAAGGTAGTACCGAATTAGTATCTGATGGCAATAAATATATTGGAAATATCAAGTTCGATGAAATGGCTGCTATCGGAAGAGATGTAATCCTTTCTTGTTTTGGTGTGCCCGTTTCTATGGCTGGCGTTCGCTCAGATCAGGGTCTTGGTAACGCTGAAATCGTAGCTTCTGAAGAAAAAGCATTCAAGCGTAACACTGTCGATAGATTGCATAAGTTGGTCTTTGATAAGATTCAGCACAAGTTAATTCGCGAATTTCTTGATGATAGAGATCTTGAGATTCAGCCTGGCACTTTATCAAAGTTTGCAATTAAGGATTCGATCGACGCAGTAAGGGCTCTTGGTGAAATTGGAATCACGGTTGCTGAAGCAAGAGAGCTTCTTGGAATGCGTTCACTTGAGATTGATGAAATCAATAAAGTTATGGTAATTAGAACCAATAATGGCCTAGTTAGGTTCGAAGATATTATTGGCCTAGATCCCCAGACCGGCGAAGAAGTTCCAACACTTATTGACAAGTCTATGAATATGCAACAACAGAAGGTTTCCGGCGAGAGCGCGGATGCTGCTGGAGATAAAGCATCTGCCCTAACGGCAGGATCAACTGGCCTTGGGGGTGATTTAAAGGATATGGTTGAAGGGTAGACCAGATAGTCTTGGCCCCTAAATGGGGGCCTTGACTTTTTTTATGGGGTTGGTATAATTGATGTATGGATTACTTAGACCAATTCAAGGATAAGATCAATGAAGCCAACAAAGTTTGGCGAGAAAGTATTGAGATTGAAAACATCGCAATACTTAGGCTCCAGATTCAGAGAACTTTTTCTTGTATTCCAGACATGGCTACTTTGGCCTCTAAGGCTGAACGCGAATATAGACTTCTTAAAATGGAAGTAGTCAAGCGTGTTCCTGGAGATTTCAAAGGCGATGCAAGAAGAGTTTGGATTGAGGGTGAAACAAGCGGCTTGAGGTATCAAAGAGATGTTCTCGATACCCTCCATAGAGGCTTAATAAATAAAATTAGTGCTCAAAAAAGCATTCTAGCTTCTTTGATACAAGAGATGAAAGATGTTGGATTAGATGAGTAAAGCATTGAGAATTACTAGTGAAATTTTATTTTGGTGTCTTGCGGCTATTGTGATCATGTCATTTTTGCCTATTTTCTTAATTGCTGCATTCTTTGGCGCATTCTTTGGCGGGCTACTTGAAGGATGAGTTGTAGTGTTTCGAGCAATTGCCTTAACAATTCTAGATGTTTCTATTGTCGTTTTGACGGTGATCGCTGTAGCGGCAGTGGAGATAATCTATATAACCCAATAAATAAATCAATTAAGCACCCAATCATAGAAGAAAACAAAGCTAATCGTAAGGCTGAAAAGAAAAAGGAGAAGCAGATTGAAAAGCAGGCGAAAAACCGCGAAAGATCTGCACTCATTAAAAAGGCAGCTAAGATTGAGGAGAAGGTTAAATCAACACTCAATTCCGGCAGAATCCACAATGACGGAGATCTCAAGACAGAAGATCTCGTTATTGACGTTAAACTCCAATCAACAAGAAAAGATCCAGTAATTAGTGTTGACGAATTTGAAAAAGTTAACACTGATTGCTTGCGTGCTGGCAAACGCTATGGTATACTGTGTATAGAAAATAAAGACGGTAAAAGATTTTACGTTGTTGGCGAAGAGCTTTTTAAGGAGAAGTTTTTATGAAAGAGTTTTTGTTTGCACTTGTATCGGTAGCTATAATCGTGCTAGCTATTATGACGGGTCAAAATTTAACCGACAATCTGCACAAAGATACTGTATTTGTTGTGGCTTTTATTTTTGGCGCAATTACCTCTTCTACTGTTGACTTAATTGGCAGTAGGATCTTGAGTGGAAAGTGAATTAAAAATGTATAATGTTTTAATTACTGGTGCTGCTGGTTTTATTGCCCGCAATTTTATTGATATTTACGGCAAAACATTCGACAAAGTTTATTACGCCGATAAGCTATCAACTTGTTCTGATATTGAATTCTTTAATTCACTTCCTCAGGAAGATACATTTCGAGGTTGCATTTCTGGCATTACTAAGGAATGGCTCAAAGAGCGTAGAATTAAGCAAGTAATTAACTTTGCATCAGAATCTCACGTTGACAATTCTATTGAATCGCCTCTAAGTTTTACGGTTTCTAATACATATGCAACTCATTCCCTACTGGAAGCCTGTAGGCAATATGGTGACATCGAATGCTTTGTACAAGTCGGCACAGATGAAGTGTATGGAACTTTGGAGGAATGTGATCGCCCATTTACTGAAGAACATAAGATTCAGCCGAATAGTCCATATTCGGCATCAAAAGCGGCACAAGACTTAATGTGTCGCGCTTACTTTGAAACATATAAGTTTCCAGTAGTAATTACTCGTTGTTCTAATAATTACGGCCCTTGGCAACATCCAGAAAAGTTTATTCCAAAGGCTATTGGAAAGATTCTAAATGGTGAAAAAGTTCCAGTATATGGCAAGGGTGAGAATGTTCGAGATTGGATTCATGTTGCTGATCATTGCCATGGAATTTTTCTTGCTCTAAGGTTTGGAGAATACGGAGAGGTTTACAACTTTGGTGGTGATTGTGAGCTATCAAATGTTGGCGTAATTCAGTACATTGTTGACAATACAGTCGGTGGTGACTATGAAGACAATGTAGAATATGTTACCGATAGGCTCGGACATGACCTAAGGTATTCAATTGATTTTTGGTTAGCTAAAAAAGAGTTTGGATTTGTTCCCTTCCGCAATTTTGATGAAGGCATTAGAGAACTTATAGAATGGTCTAAAGAAAATAAGGAGTGGTTGGATGCAAGAGCAAAATGAAAGTGAGCAGGCACAGCCAATAATTCCCGAACGGTTTGAGTTCCGCGCTTGCCCTGTTTGTGATACAATGGCTAGATTCCCAGAAGGCTCAAAACTATTCAAATACTTTGAAGTAATAGAGGCTTTAATAAATAAGGTTAAAGAAGAATGATTGGAATTGGCGTTACTACTAGGAATAGAACAAATATCTTAAGTATTACTCTTGAGAATATTTCTAAGTTTCTTCCCGCGAATTGCCTAGTTGTTGTTTGTGATGATACCGAAGATGAAGAGATTAAGGTCGCCAATAAAATGGTGGCCGAAAAATTTGGCTTTGAATATAAGCACGATGGAACCAGAAAAGGTGTAGCCAAGAACAAGAACTTATGCCTTAGTTCTCTTAGAGATTGTGATTATATTTTCTTATTTGATGATGATTGCTATCCACTTAAGGCTGGATGGGCTGAATATGTTATTAAGTGCCATAAAGAAAGCGGAGTTCATCACTTTAATCTACTAGATAAAGCACTACATGAACATATATCAACTAAAAAGTACGATAATTTTTCTGTCGAAGAATGCAGAAACGTTGGCGGCGTATTCATGTTCTTAACTAAAGAAGTTATTGAAAAAGTTGGAGCATTTAACAAGGATTATGGCGTATACGGATTTGAGCACGCAACATATACTTATAGGGTATACAAGTCTGGACTTCATAATAATCACGGAATTAATTTAACGATCGGTGATCTTCAGGATTACTTATTCGCGTTTGATTATGCTCATTTTTCCTCAAACGTAAATCATAATATATATATAAATTCTAATTATTGTAATATTTTTACAAGATCAATTGATCAAAAAGAGACCAACGATAGTATTTCAGATAATCGCTCAATTATGGCTCAAGATGTTAATGGCCCCGTTTTTAGAGAGCTATGAATATAATTTGATTGATTTTAAGGCATAATAAAGGCCCGAAGGTATAATCACCCTCGGGCCTTTCTGTAATCACTTTTAGAAGCAAGAATTAAGGATATTAAAAGCGATACTGTAGACTTACGCCCGGCTGAACTGATATAGGAAGTCCAGAAATTGGCGTATACCCGAATGAAGTTTGCGGGCCAAGGTAGACACCTATTCCAGCTTCAAGATTAGTCGCCACTTCACCATTTACGCTTAGACCTACAACTATTGACTTCTGTGGCTCTATTAGTAAGCCAACTTGAGCGCTGGCCGTTATAGGCGCTATCTCTGCTAAGGTAACACCAGCAACTCCACCAGCACCAGATGGTGTGACTATAATCCCAGTGGTTAGACCAGTATATGGTTTTTTGTAACTTACCTTGGTATCTTGTTTTTGTTCAACTTTTTGTTCTTTTGCTTTTTCTACTTCTGTATCTTTAACTAACTCAGTCTTGGTCGCCGATTCCTTGACAACTTCTTTGACAATCTTTCCGGTATTCTTGTCGTAAGTTCTTGTAGTTGTTTTAGTATTATTTGATTTATTAACCTTAAGAGCCTGTTGCTTCTTTACTTGCTTAGCTTGCTCTTTTTTTACTTCTATCTTTGTTTCTTCTTTTTGAATTGGTGGAGTAGCTGGATGCGGTTGCAGAAAGTGTAGGTAGTTAATCGCAACTACCGACAAAATGCAAAGAAAGAAGAGTAGTAGTTTATTCTGGTTCGCCCATTCCTTTAGGTTCTTCATTCATCTCCCCCTTGTTAGTTACTGCTTCTGTAATTGTGGGCGTTTTTCCTGATTCAATTTCTTGCGTGATTCTTTCTAAGTCCATTCCTAATCTTTGGATTACCGCATCAATAAAAGCCGTTTCATGTCCTTGCACTTTTCTGATCACTCTTAGGTTTTCAAGAACAGATAGTGCTTCTTTTAGCAGATACCCCGTTAAGATTGCTGTCTCGAAGAATGAAGAGAAGGATCCGAATGGCAGAACTAGTGTTAGAATATGAAGGATTACATATACAAAGAGGTAGTAAAGTGCGCGATCTAGAGCCTTGCCAAATTTCGCGGAAGCTAACTTCTTAAGCAACTTTGCTTTGTAAAGACCAGTTAATAGGTCTACTAGTAAAAATACCATTAGACCTAATAAAATATTTACATTAAAGAAGTTAAATACCGGAGCTAGGATTACAGTTGCTATCTTAAGGACAGCTGGAATGTCCAAATTAGCTGCACGAAGCCATTCTTCGATGTTATTCATTTTGACGCCAATCAAAAGATGTTGGAAACGTATTCCAGTTTATGCTCGCCGGATTTCAATTTAGAGTAGTACCAATTCATTTTATTTAGAACTACTGGCAATAGTTCGCCAATATCAGGCTTTCCGTATTTATCAAGTTTGCCATAAAAAACGTGGTCAGTTACGTTTGGGATCTGATGAAACTTCGTGGTATCATATAAATCCATCGCAACATGATTGCCCTTTGGATCAATATCAAGCAAGAAACATAGTTCGGCAACAAGTTTTGACATTGCTTCTATTTGAACCTTGTGAATTGGGAATCCTCTCGCTGCGCCACATAATGAGATTCCTATTCTGCCAGTATTCCTTCTCCAAGTATGCGCTGCTCTTTCTCTAATTGATAATGTTTGAACTACCCTTGGTTTGCCATCAATTAATTGAATATTAAAATGATAATGCTTAAATGTGGCAGTATGCGTTCCGGCAGTCCAGTGAAGCACAACGCCGGAGATGACTTGCTTAAGACTTTCGATCTGTTTATTAGTTAATGGATCTGACATTATTGTTCTACAATTCTACAGTAAACTGAACCATTTATTTGGTGATTTTGATTTGTGTCGCCATCGTTATGAGTAACCCAAACGGAGGCCCCATTAACTTCAAGAATGACGGGAATCGGGCAGTCGCACTCAGTACCCTTCTGATAAGTAACTTTCCCGATCTTGTGGACTTTTCCGCTTTGTAGTCTCCAGAAGAAAAAAGATACTTGTGTTGCGTTATGATTATTGGTTAAATTTTCAAATGCAAATTCAATTCTCTTTGGTAGCTTATCTTGATAATCTAGCGTGATGAATGAAGACGCTGGCGGAATAAATAATTCATCAGTAAGATCGACGAAGTGTCTTACCAATGTCCAGTCATGCCTAGTTAGATCTTCAATTTGTACAAACATTCTCACATCCTAAAAGGAAAAGGTGTATGGATACACGAAGTGTAAACATACCCCCTTGGTTTATATATATTGGTGAATAATTCACATATTATTTTAGGGTTCAAAGATGGAAGCTCGTTTAATCCATTTACATCTATGACGCCGTATCTGTCCCCGATTTTGAAGCCGCATATTACGTGATGCCCCCATCCACCACTGCTATCATAAATTGTGTAAAGCAGAGGTCTACAGCCTGGTATCGTTTTCAATGCAACGTAAGCATATACAGCGCAGTCATCGCAATCGAGCCACAGATTTGATGTTGCTACTCTGCCAGCAGTAAAAGCGGCCTGCATAATTTCTGGGTGAGTATAAAAATCACCGGCCCCATTTAATGGATCTCCGGTGTAAATGAAATGTTCAGATAAATATTCTGCAACTTCTTCTGGTGAATTAAATTGCTTGATAGGTTCTCGCTCTGGATAATCTATCAGCGATATAATAGTTGACCATACCGCCTTTAGAATATTCCAGAGTTGTACCATTTCTCACCCCCAAGGCTTTTCAGGCCAAACTAACTCCACAGGTTTTTGAAGCGTAATATCTCTTAATTGCTTTCTATATTCTCTTATTTTTGACTCTAGCTCCACGTCTTGGTCGTCTTGGGCTTTTAATAACCTCCAGTCCGCTTCAAGAAGCAATGGCTCGCGGTCTTTTCTGACTCTCACTAAGCCTGGTAGATCTTTATAGTTGAGCAATAATCCATCTAGCTTTTTTTGCTCAGATGCAGTTAACTTTGTTTTTGATTCTTCAAAATATACAGTAACGCAAGTAGGCTCCGCTGCTATACCAAGAAAGCCATTAATTTTTAAATTTATAATATGCTCGTTAAGTGATTCGAAGTCATATTCTTGATTTAAATTATATTTTTTATGCATATTAATATCCACTTTCAGGTGGCCCAGTAATCGCGAAGCCCTGAATAAGATTTATAGAAAAACTAGTTAATGTAGATGCCCCAGTAACTCTAAATCTTAGCTTAATGCCAGAATTTTCCCTATTTTCATTAAATCTCTGCAAACATGAATATGTTTCACCAGAAGCTTGTACCGGCAGTGAAGATAGTCCAATCCATGAATCTGGAGTCGATACTGAATACTCAACGGAACAGGAGGGTGCTGCTCCAGTATACACACTTGAATAACAAAAATTTAAAATATAAATAGTATTTCTACCCTGTATTGTATTAAGAGGTAAATTATCGCTTGATACAACATAAACATTTTGAGTAGTTATAAATTGAAATGGACTTGTTGTTGAACCCAAACTTCTGTATCCAGAAGTTTCAAATCTAGAAAAATTAAGAAGTTTATCAACATTACTACTTACGGTGTTTAAATCGCCAGATACTGTATTAATATTTCCGTCCAAAGTTCCACTAGTAGATTCGATGTTTCCCTGCAAAATACCACTAGTAGATTCGATGTTTCCCTGCAAAATGCCACTGGTAGATTCGATGTTTCCCTGCAAAATGCCACTGGTAGATTCAATTAATAACTCGTTTTGACCTACGCCAGCTAAGGCTAATTTAGCTTGATATAGGCCATTGTCTGCTTTCTGTATTCTCACGCAGCCTCCTCAATTCCGTTAAACACATAGTGCAAAGCTGATCCAGATTCGCTGTAAGCAACTAGAGACTGACCGGGGCCTAATACTACGCCACTAATTACAACAGGAATGCCATCATCGGTTGCTGTATTCTTTACTAATGCATTATATAAAGCTAATGCCTTAGTGGGGTCAGTTCCAGCTTTTGCTGTGGTATATAAACCAGTTAATGTGCCAGTTGCTGGAGTGGTGGTCATAACTAATGAAGCTCTAGCATCTGAAGAATCTGAGTTCATAATTGTGACGCTACCAACGGCCTTTTTATTTGCAGGCGCTGTATAAATTAAAGTTTCAGTCGTTGCTGCCGGTTTGCAGTGCCCTAAAAGTCCGAAGGCCATTTATTTACTCCTAGTACATGCTTCCATAGAAGAAGCCGCTAAATCCTAATTCTAGTTCTTTTTTGAATCTATTTATTAAAGAGTATTCTCTATAATCGGTTAACGATGTTATTCCAGTATTGGATACTGTTACTTGACAAAGAGGAATCTTGTTAGATGGTCTTGATAGGTATGTAGTGTTTTGTAGTTGTTCGAGTTTAATTGCCCCGAATCGGCGTGTTGGTAATGAGACAATCTGCTCTGCTCTTGACACAACGTCGAGTAGCACATATCCTGAAGATTGAGAATCGAAGATCTCTTCGTAGCTTAATACAATTAAGTCATCTCTAAATACGCCAACACCAGAAGTTCCTTCTAGAACAACAGCAGTTGGTGATTCGATTTCGCCATACACTCCATCCATTAAGATTGAGCCAACGGAGATATTAAGATTTAGGCCAGTTCCGATAGTTGGCTCTAGGCCATAAATTACACCAGAAGATGATTCAAGATACCCACTGAACATCATTTTCAGGGCATCTTCTAGATAGTCCTGAACCTGAGTAACGTGAGTATCTAAGATCTCTTGTAATGGGCTTACGAATACTTTTTTCATTACATTCCCCTATTTGTGGTTCAGTAATGATTTTAATTAAAGCTGCTCTTCTTCTGGCGCTGATTCTTCAACAACTGGCTCTTCTAGTGCAGCTTCTTCAGCTAGGGGTTCTTCCTCAATCGCAGGCTCTTCGACCATTACTTCTTCGGCTGCAAATTCTTCAGCGACAGGCTCTTCCTTGGGCATTCCGGGCCACATAAAGAATCCTGATGCTCCTACTACTTCTGACAAAGATAGAGTATCTAGGGTATCTAATAGTGATTGTTCTTTTTCATTTGCCGCGATTCGGATGGCACTACGCAAGTCTTTAACGTCTTGAGGCATTTCAACACCCGTATCCATCTGGCGAATGACCATCCAGTCAGTTTGAGCGAGCAATTGACCAGCGGTTTCTTTTACGGTCTGCACCCATTGCTTTTTAAGCTGCTCGTGATCCTTGGGAATTAGCATGCCCTCTTGGTCAACGCCCCAGAAAAAGCGCTGATCCCAAGACTCGACCAAATCAGGCACTTCAACAATGCCAAGGGCATCTTTATCTGCTTTACTGGCAAGGCGAAGCCAGTTAGCAGGGTACGAGAACCCGTTGTGAGTAAACGGGGCATCTAAAGATAATTTACGACCATCAAGTAAAAGTGCCATTTTTAGTTCCTTTGTATCACTCTGCTAAACTATTTTTAAACGGAATCTCAGCCCAAGCCATGTACACATACGTGCCCGCATTTGTATTTACACTTGCATCTGTACTTCTAACTTTAAATCCATTTGCAGCGAAGTCGATTAGATCAGTTGTACCTTCGGTAGTGGTTAGATTAGCCCACAAGGGGTCATTGTCCACGTTATAGCCTTCGCGCTTATTGTCCATCATTGCCCAGTTGCCCGTACTGCTACTCATTTTAATAATCACAAGCGCAGGTTTGAATCCAAGGTGAATGAATGGGCCATCGGCGTTGCCGTTGCCAGTGTAGGAGCCGAAGGATGAGAATCCTGGAACTTCTGAAAAACAGTACGCCACGCCTTGATTACCCGAAGCGAGTATGTATTCTTTTTGATAAATTACGCTAGAAGTCGGCGCTTGATTATTCCAAGCATTGGTATTTGCTCCTGCGGCGGCATTGCTATTAAGGTTTAAAAAGCTTTGTTGTGGGTTGGCTAATGATTTGTGCCAAACCCACCAGCTAGTTACCACATTAGAGCCTTTTAAGATTATAAAAGCAGGTAAAGCATTTAGTCCGTGTCCAATAGATTGACTACCTACTCCGTGTGTCCATTTCACCACACTAAACCCAGCGCTTGGATTAGCTCTTACTGTGCTTGTAATAGATCCATCTGTATTTGTTGTGGTAGTTTCCCCCGCATTCCAGCACCAGGCTACGTAGCTTGCAGCGTTAGTATTGATTTTAGCGAGTGAACCGATCGAGAAGCCAGCTTGGCCCGATAGGCTTGATAAGTATTCATTTACCGGAACTCTCCTAACGGCACGAACGTAGAGCGAGGAGGAAGTCTTAGCGCCGCTGAACTGAGTACCACTAGCGAAGAACTGGATCCAAGCATTGAGACTTGAGGCCTCAGTACTAGACCAGTAGGTGTTAGACACAAAGTCTTCGCCTGAAGGTAAATTAGCTTTATTTTGATATAAGAAGTTTAGCTCATCTTTAGCTGGTAAATACCAATCTGTATATCCGCCGGTTGTTAATCCTCTACAGTATTGAGCAGCCGGATGATTAGCATCATTCATAGCATTAGAGTTTGCTAGACCATCTGTAGTAGAAGCAGTACCTGAAGTAGCAGTATTAGTAGTCTTCCAGGCCCTAGTAACTTCAGTAGACTTAGGGGATACAATATACATAAAGCCGTTAAATACGCCAATTGCGTATCCACCCTGAGAAGGGAATCCAAATCTCAGCCCTTCAGTCTGTGTAGTTTCAGCCGCAGTGCTATTGCTTACAAGATCCTTTGTAGCACCACGAACGGTATCATAAAGCGCATGATCCGTAGCAGCAGAACGTGACTTAATCCATACGAGGTCAGGGGTGAAGTCTAGTCCCGCGATTGTTTGCTGAGCGCCATTGCCCGTATAGGTGACTACATCAAATTGAGTGTTAGACTTCTTGATGGTAGGTTCTGGTAGATTTGCCGTGTTTAAGGCTTTAAAGCCAGCGGGCGGGGTGTAGGCGAATGGCTGCTGTCCAAAATTAAATGCAATTGATGAATTATTATCTCCACCTCCACCCATAAGTACTCCACCGGACATATTTAAAGATGAAAATGCCACCCCCTGGCTAACTCCATTTTTATAAAAAGTTATTGTACCATTATCTGCGTCCACCGCAACACCAATAACATTATTCGTGGTATAGGATGCACCATACGCTGGCCCAGTGGCGGCATTTGTAGTTTTTTGCCCATTTTTATTATAAGACCAAGACCGTCCATAAAAGCTAGTTCGCTGATAAACTAAATCATATTTAACACCAATCCATAAATTATTTGAGCCAATATTTAGAATCGTTGCTTCAAAAAACCATTTTCCAGAATTCACGGCAATACTAGAATACGCAGCGGATGTAAAACCAGTTGTTCCACTTGTTACTCTCAACAATCCATCTGATAAAGAAAATGCAGGTGCATAAATAATATTTTGAAGCGTGGCATAGTTACCCCGACCATTCCCGTCATCGTCATAATCAGTAGGACTGTCAATCACGCTATCGTTGCCAGCGCCAGCGGTGACGCTCAAATTGAGAGGCGTCCAGGAATTGGCCGCATACGCAGGAAATAGCGTCGAGTCAGCCGTGCCATCCATGGGCATTACTAATACACAATACTGCCAGTAAGGATCATCTAGGCCCAAAGGTAGAGCAGCAGTTGGTGGCGTAAAGTTTGCCGTATATTTGGCTACGCCTTTATAGATGCGTAGATCGTCTATGTAGCCATTAATAACTTTAAGTGTCGTCGGCGCACCGTTACCGTTTACGCCTATCGCAGGTCTACTAGCTCCAACGATATAATTTGTATTATCAGTATATGTAGACCCTTCCTGCACACCGTTTAAGAATAATTTGGTAGATGTACCCGATCTAGATAAGACAATATGATTCCAAGTATTATTCGACATTGACGAACTCGATGTAATACGATATGCCGTGCTAACCCACAGAACAATTTTATTGCTCGAATTTAAACCTAGATGTATGTAAGCCCCATCCGTAGCTGAAGGTCTAAAGTCCAAAAAGGCTGGTGTAGATGTGGAAGCAGCAAGTGGAAAATACCAAAATTCAATCGTAAAATCATTAGTTCCAAAAGCTAAGCTATCTTTACCATCAACAGTTAAATAATCGCCATTTCCATCAAAATACGCGGAACTACCGCCAAACTTGCTTTGAGCGGTCGATATTTTAGTATTACCAAATACAGAAGCGTTAACTCTAGGAGTAATGTCCCCCGATTGGTCGAAGCCCAAGGCGGCTACACTAGAGTTATCGTTGAATGGTAAATAAAATCCGTTAGTTCCGTAATAAGGCATTATTATTCCTCAGTTGGCAGAGGTAAAGGTTCCCATGATAGGGTTTCTTCGTTCCAGGTATGTGGCCCCGATTCTGGCATAAGAACAGGTGGTTCCCAGAGGCAAGTCTCTTCGTTTAGGAGCCAAGACTCGAAGGGCTTGGGCGGCACGAAGGCGTCAAGGGCTTCATCGTAGCGATAACCGATTCCGGCATAGTTTTTACGGAACGGGGTTCCACCAGTGAGGTGTACACCGCCACGGGTGTTATAACTGGTTTGCTTTGCGCCGTAATACTGTTCCCAATCTAGGGCTTCGCCATTTGCGCCAAGCTCACCTTCATTTTTTCCAACAAATACCATTGTAACGATATTGTTTTCATCTAATTTTGCGTAATGACCCATTTTGGTTCTCCTTGGTTAATTACAATAAATCGAATGTTACGGTATCCGTAGGCCCAGCAGCCGTCACAATAGTAACTTTATCTGAATCAACGATTGAGGTTGTTTGTGTAACGCCTTGCGTGAAGAATGCTGAGTATTCTTTGGGGTAGCGAAGGATGACGACGCCGGAGCCGCCATTGCCGCCGTTGCCGGAGACCTGGCCGCCATTGTCGCCGCCATCGTTGGCCGCGCCGCCGCCGCCGCCGCCGGTATTGTTGTCTCCGTTTTCACCGTCCCCACGGGTCGCCCCGTCGCCGCCGTCGCCGCCTCCACCATTTCCACCAGATGATGGCGCAGCTCCCCAGCCAGCGCCGCCACCACCCCCGCCACCGCGATAAACCGCGCTGCCGGTAATTGATGATTCAATACCAACTCCTCCGGCGCCGCCTGTGCCAAGAGCGTCTGCTTGTCCATTCGCCCCGGCGCCGCCAGCGCCGCCGCCGCCGCCGCACCCACATCCTCCGGTATTAACTCCGTTGCCGCCAGCATACCCTTGATTTGTTGTTCCGGCCCCACCCACTGAAGCCGTAGGCTTAGCGTATGCCCCGCCACCACCTGAACCCCCTGTTCCTCCGTCTGCCTCAGCCGAAACCCTTGTGCCAGTGGGTGCCCAATAAGAGCCACCTCTGCCACCCTTAGTGCTAGTAATCGTGCTAAAAACTGAGTCCACACCAGCGGTGGCCAGACTGCCTGTATTGACGCCGCCAGTCCCACCTCCACCGACGGTTACAGTGTAGGTTGTTCCGGCGGTCAGGCTTAACGTAGACTCTGCCGATGAGCCACCACCAGAAGATTCCCCGGTAACACTTGAGCGATAACCACCAGCGCCGCCGCCGCCGCCTGCGGCAACGAATGCGGCAGTATAACCAATGCCACCACCACCACCACCAGCGACGACGAGGTATTGGACTTTTAGTTCAGGTGTTAATGTTTGCGTGATTTGGTTATCAGTGAATTTAACAGTGTCTGATGTACCAGCAGCAGTTACAGTTGTAACTTTGTTGTCGCCGATTATTTCCGTGGTTGCGGTTACACCGGCAGAGAATACTGGATTGTAGCGCTTGGGATAGCGCAGGATGACAACGCCGGAGCCGCCAGCGCCGCCCCCTGAGCCGATCACACCTTGGCGGCCACCACCGCCACCGCCACCGCCGCCAGTATTTACGCCTCCAGGGCTGGCATCTGCGGAAGAATTATAAGTGCCACCGGCGCCACCTCCACAAGTGGCCGTTGATGCGCCACTACTGCCTGTTGCGTGGGTTCCGCCGCCGCCGCCTCCAGCGCGGCAAACCGAAGAGCCGGTAATTGATGACGACACACCAGCGCCGCCATTGCCGCCTCTTGTCGATGTTGCATTTGATCCAACTGCGTCAGCGCCGCCGCCGCCTCCCCCATTAACGTATCCACTAAGCCCATCGCCGCCAGCATATCCCTGGTTGGCTGTGCCAGAGCCACCAGTGATATGAGAGGTATATCCACCTCCACCTGATCCACCCGTTGCCGCAGCCGTGACCCTACCACCCTTGCCCCCACCCGTGCTGGTTATAGTTGCAAATATAGAGTTTACGCCACTTGTGCCGGCCGGAGTTCCTGTCACATGTGTGCCAACACCGCCTGCGCCAACAGTCACGCTGTACGTCGTGCCAATCGATAGGCTGAAAGCAGACTCCGCAGACGCACCGCCGCCGGACGACTCACCCGACACTGACGACCGATAGCCTCCACCACCGCCGCCGCCGCCGCCGCTAGACGCACCACCGCCACCCCCAGCAACCACAAGATATTCAACATCAAAGCTTGATACAGGTGTGGATTCAACGAGCGCCATGGTATCCGTTGTACCGGCTGCTGTAATTGTTGTGACTTTATTTTCGCCGATTTCTATGGTTGTTGCAGATACACCGGCTGAGAAAACAGGAGTGTATTTTTTGTTGTAGCGCAGGATGACCACGCCGCTGCCGCCGTTGCCGCCTGGAAATGCTGGGTTTGGCGAAATGGCCTCGATGCAGCCACCGCCACCACCGCCGCCTTTGTTATCTTCCCCAGCCGTGGCCTGGCTCGAGTTTCTGACACAACCAGTGCCGCCGCCACCAGATCCACCAGCGCCAGCCGTACCTGCTAACCCGATACCACCGCCGCCACCACCGCCTCTTGTGACTGACGATCCAGTAATTGACGACGAGAGTCCATTTCCACCGCTCCCGCTGACTGAGTTAGATGTTGCTGCTGCACCAGATGCACCCGCACCGCCACCGCCGCCCGCACTATATGGGCTGCCCGTAGTCGTGCTGCCGCCCCCAGTATTTCCTTGACCCGATGGCGATGCAGCGCCGCCGCTTGATGTCCCAGTGCCACCACCACCGCCACCGCCAGAGCCACCCGCCCTGCCGTTCCCATCGAAAATTCCACCACCGCCGCCGCCCGTTGATGTAACCGTGCTGAATACGCTGTTGCCGCCATCGCCGCCAGGTGTTGAATTGCCCGTAGAGCCGGTGCCGCCGCCGCCAACAGTGACTGTATAGGTCGTGCCAGGCGATAGACTTAGGCCCGTTGACACGTCCTCAAGGTAGCCACCAGCGCCGCCACCACCGCCACCGCCGCCAGCAGCCATAGCTCCCCCAC